CTCGTTGAAGTGCAGCTTGGCCTGCACGATGTCCACGGCGGCTTCGCGCCCCGGACCGGCCCAGTCGTGGGCCTGCTTGCGGTAGTCCGTCATCTTCGGGTCCTTAGGCTTGAGCCCCGTCCGCCCGTGAGTGCGGCACGGGCGGGCGGGGAGACTCGGGTTAGTTCTCGGGGGAGTGGCGTTCGGCCTTGCGTACGGCGCGCTCGGCACGCCACTGCGACACGCGCGGGGAGTTCCACATCAGGGCCGCGGTCGCGGCCAGCAGCAGGGAAGCGACGAGGACGCGCATCAGGACTGCGCCGCCGATCCGGCCATCCGGTCCAGTGCCCGGTGCGACCAGCCGGGATCGCCTTCGGCCGGGTCCGCGGGCGGCTCCTGCTGCTCGGCCCACCGCGCCTTCACCGACTCGTAACGGGCGTCCAGCAACCGCGTCAGCGCCGCCTGCTGCACCTTCGTGATGCGACCGGCCGCCTCGGCGTCCACCATCGCCCCGTAGACCGCGGTGAAGTCGTCCTGCTTCCACGCCCGCCGCACCCGCTGCTCCAGGGAATCGCGGTGCTCGTACTGCTCCGCCGTCGGGGCCTCGTCGCCGACCAGACCCAGCGCCTCGCGCCGCGCGCTGACCACGCCGGCCAGTTCCTCGAACTGCTGCGGCGACAGGTGCCTGCCGTCGCGCGCCTCGACCGCCAGCGCGCCGACCCGGTTGATGTGATCCGGCGTCGGAGCGTCCTTGATCAGGGCGCGCAACTGGTCCGGGACCGGCACGGCCTCCTCGCCCTGCGAACGCGCGACGACCTTCTCCAGCGTCGGAGCCCACAACGCCGCAGCGGTCACGGCCGGAACCGGCCGGTCGCCGTTACGCGGGTTCGGCTCCGTGCCCATCGGCTCGTCGTCCTCGACCACCTCGGCGTCCGCGATGTGATCCGGCAGCGCCTCCAGGTCCGCGATGGCCTTGCGCGCCTCAGCGAGCGTCAGATCTTTCGACGAGCCCAGTTCACGGCCGACGAGGCGCGAGACGTGCGCCAGCCGGTCCTCGCGCTTGAGCGTGCCGAACTTGTCCGTGATGAGGATCGCGATCCGCTGAAGCACCTTGTTGCTGGGCTTCTCGTCGCTCGGGTCCGGCGCCTGGGTGTCCCCGGTGGGGGCTGGCGTGGACCACTCGTCCTCGGCCGGACCGGTCGGCTGATTGCGCCGCATCTGGTCCACTGCCTGCTCGACGGTCAGCGACGGCAGGCCGTCCTCGTCCACGCGCTCGCCCAGTTCCTCGGGCGTGTAGTGGAGGCCGAACAGCACCTCTTCGCAGGCGTCGCGGGCGACCTCGGTGATGGCGCGCGCCTTGGTCATCGACGGGAAGAACTTCTTCCACGGCAGCGCCTCGCCGTCCTTGTCCACGGCGTACGGCTTGCCGTCGCGGATCACGCACAGCTCGGCGGTGACGGCGCGCTCCAGGTCCCACTCGGAGCGGTAGGTGAACTCCGGGTCGTCCGCCCGGATGATCTCGGCCCAGCCCATCTGCCGCGCCGAGTCGAAGCCGACGCGCAGCTTGTGGCCGGCCCGGCGTACCAGGGCGCTGATCAGGCTGGCCGAGGCGGTGGGCTTGCCCTTGATGACGTGCACGCCGTTGATCGCGGCCATCGCCGGGACGCCGATCATCTCGCCGTACTCGACGGCGTACAGGACGTTGGCGGGCTGCTTGCGGTACTGCGCGGGCAGCAGCCCAGAGTCGGCCAGCAGACGGCAGTACTCGACCTTGTCGTCCAGCGCCGCGTTCGAGCGCAGCATGACCTCGGTGCTCATCGGATTCCCCCGTCGTCCTCGAGGTGGTTCAGGTGCTCGGCCAGCGCCAGGGCGGTGTGCATGCGCCGCGCCCACGCCTCCGGGTCGTGCCAGTAGTCGTCGGCGAACAGCGCGGCCAGACCGCCCGGCGCGAGGTTCGCCTCGCGCGCCACCAGCGCGATCGCGGCGACCACGTCGGCGTCCGGCAGGTCGGTCGCGTCCGTGAGCAACCCGGCGACCAGAGCGTGCTCGATCGCCTCGGCGTCGGCATGGATCGCGTCCAAGGTCGTGGTCATCGCGACACCTGCGCGATCTGCCGGTACCGCTCCGGGACCTCGGCGTCTGCGGGAATGTGCGCCCACACGCGCACCGGGTGGCCGACGTACGACGCGCGCACCGAGAGCGTGCGGAACGCCTTGCCGTACCCGTCGCTGTACGGCTTGGCCACCTCCACCCGGCCGCCGATACCGGCAGCCCAGGCGGCGACCGCGTCCCACGTCTCGTCGGGCGTCAGCAGCGGCAGCTGAGCCTCGATCGCCGGGGTCTTCTCGCTGCGCGTAACCGTCAGGTTCACCGCGAGCAGCTGCGGCAGATCCAGCGCGGCGGGCAGGTCCATGAAGTCGACCAGCAGGCCCGCGAGGTCGTTGAGGTCGCTCATCGTCCGACCTGCACCTTCGGCATCTCCAGCGTCTTGACGGTCAGACCCGCGCACTGGGCGCACGGCCGGCCGGTCTTCGCCGCTTCGGGGCAGGCGTCGTACGGGTGCTCGGCGTGCCACACCGCGGCGGGGATCGGCTCGGTCCAGCTGTCGGCCGGGCCCGCCACGCGCAGAGCGCCCTCGTACTGGCCCGCGAACTCGGCGAGGAAGTCGTTCGCCTCGGCCAGCGCCGGGAAGTGCGCGACCAGGCGCTCGCCACCCTCGCCGTCGTCCTCCATGACCCGGTACGGCAGGATCTGCGGCTCCGGCTCGAAACCGGGCTGGGTGCCGTTGAGCAGCAGGTCGCGGCCCATCGCCGGGCCGGCCGGGGCCTGCGCCCGCCGCGCCGCGTCCTCGGCGATCAGGGACAGCAGCCGCTCGTAGTCGTCGGCCTGCGCGAGCTTGCGCTCGTGCCGGCCCCACGCCTCGTGGACGGCGGTCAAGTCGTCCGCGGCCTCGCGGCGCAGGCGCTCGATGTCCGCGGCCAGGGCGTCGATCGTGAACGGCTGGTACGGGTACAGGCCCGCGAACGCGGCCGGGTCGAGCACCGCGGGCGCGTGGGGCGAACGCGGGGACTCGGGGGCGCCCGTGGCGTGGTTCGGGCGGTTTCGCCTATTCTTGGATCTCAACGGTCAACCTCTCTGACTTCGTGGTGTTGCGGGTTGATCGGCAGCCGTCTCGTATGCAGCGAGGCGGCTGCGCTGTTACTTGGGCTTGGCGCTGCTGCGCCCGACCTTGCGGCCCTTGGCGAACGCGTTCTCGGCGAGGTTCCGGGCGATCTGCTCGTCGGTGAACCCGAGGAAGCGGCCGAGGATCGTGCAGTGCAGCTGGTTCTTGTGGTCCTTGAGCCAGTCGGCGCTGACCACTCCGCCGAGGATCTTGGAAGTGGCCTCGGGGCTGTGCAGCAGCGGCCGGATCTCCGTCTCGGTCATCGCGCGTCACCCTCCCGGGCATCTTCCTCTTCCCGATATTGGGAATCCTCGCGCACGAAGAGAACGTTCAACGGCACGTCGAACGCCTCCGAGACGCCCTCGGCGACGCTTTCGCTCACGACGGGGCGGTCGCCGGTCAGCATGAAGCCGATTGTGCTCTTAGGGGCTCCTGCCTGGTCAGCAAGGCTTTGCACGGTGTGCGGCACGAGCCGCCTTGGCGCCTTCATCAGCTGGCGCAGCAGGCCGTTGTCGCGGACTCGGTAGCGAGTCACTGACCCCCCTCTCGTTCCTGATAATGGGAACGGTACACCCTGCGAGACAACTCGTCTACGAAATCCGGCAAGAGCTATGGCGTTTCCGTCCTGAGACAGAGACAATCTGTCTCAGCGGTCCGGCCATCCCCACCGGACCCCACACAATTGGAGATCCGCCATGCCTGGCAGCACCCCCACGCTGCGCGACATGGTCCAGGGCGCACTCGACCGCGGCCAGACCCTTGAGCAGCTTGAAAGCAAGGCCATCGATCCGCGCACCGGTAAACGCGCCTCCAAGTCACTGCTCAGCCGCATCAAACGCAACGAGCTGGACCGCACGCCCAGCGACTTCCACCTGCGCGCGATCGCAGTCGCCCTTGGCACGCCCTACGACGCGGTGCGCCGCGCCGCGATCAACCAGTGGCTTCCCGCCGAGGAGGAAGGGTCCGGCGAGGAGGAACTGCTCGCCGAACTGCGCCGCATGCGCGAAGCCGCCGAGCGGATGGAGAAGCAGATCGACGCGATGGGGGAGCGGGACGCCGGCGCCGCGAGCGCCTGAACGGACCCAGCCCGAACATCCTAATCATCCATCTTCATCCATTAACGTCACTTTCAAGGTGAAACGTGGAGTTTCGGTGCGTCATCATGCGCCATGCCCGCACCGAAACTCGTCACCACCGGCGTCGCCGCCGACGCGCTCGGGGTCGCCCACAACACCCTGCATCAGTGGTGGAAGAAGGGCATCGTCGAACCCACAGTCGTCACGGCGGGCGGCCACGCGCGCTGGGACTTAGACGAACTCAAAGAACAACTGCGCCGCAAACGCAAGCCTGACCAGGCAGATTGACGCAGTGTCACCCTTTCGAGTGAGCTAAGTAATCATCACTTTTCACCCACAATCTCATCGCAGTATGTTGCCCTTTCATCGGCTGCTGACATAGAGGCCGGAAGGGGTGGGACGTGGACGGCGCAGGACTAAGCGCGCAGCGACGCGACCAGATCAGGGAACGCATCGTCGAGATCAAGCAGGAAATGGCGGCCCTGGAGAACGAACTTAACGCGGGGCAGGGCGGCGGGGGAGAGGAGACGCCCGAGCAGCGCCGCCGCCGCTTCATCCTCCTGAAAGGCGGAGGCGCCGCCGGCATCGCCGCCGTGATCGCAGCCATCCCCACCCAGGCCCGCGCCCACGGCAAGAGCATCGCGGCGGGCATGGCCGGCGCCGTCGGGGGAGCAGCCGTCACCGCAGCCGTCATCAGCCACCCCGCAGGCAGCCCGCGCACCGAACCCACCCCACCCCTGCTGCCGCCCATGCCGATACCCAGCGCCACCATGGACCCCTCGGCGATCAGCACGCCGAGCGGACCGCGACCACGCCGCAGCGCGCCGTTCACGCCGGTCATCGTGCCCAGCAGGCGACGGGGGAGCGCCGCCCCATCACCGCCACCGCGCGGACCATCGCCTAGCACAGTGCCCACACCGCCGCCCACACCCGGCTACAGCCCGCCGCGCCCGTCCCCGACGCCCAGCTGCGTCGTGCTGGTGCGACTGGGCCGCATAATCACCGTGTGCCTGTGACCCGACACGGCAGGAGAGTGCGAGATGGCCTACGCCGGCAAACGCAACGGCACCTGGTGGGTGCGCTGGCCGCTACCGCAGCGCGCCGCACCCACCAAGGCGTTCCCCAAAGGCCGGCCGAAAGAGGGATACGCCGACGGCTTCGCCACCAAGACCGCCGCCCTCAAACACGGGCGCGACCAGGAAGCAGCCATCCGCGCCGGAACCTGGATCGACCCGAACCTCGGCAAGACCCCCATCGCCGACTGGTTCGAGCGCTGGTTCAACGCCGCCGACTTCGTGCCCAACACCCGCGAGACCTACCTGCGGCACTGGACCCGCCACATACAGCCGCGCTGGGGGCACGTGGAGCTCGCCGAGCCCCGCGCCATCGACTTCGACGAATGGCGCACCAAGCTGCGCGCCGACGGCCTGTCCGAGAGCACCATCAACGGGATCTTCTCCGTGCTGCGCGGCCTCTACGACTCCGCCGTCCTCAACCGCATGATCTACTTCTCGCCGTTCCCGCCGAAGAAGCGGGGCAGACGGCAGGCCGCCGTCGCACCGGTCGCGAAGCGCGAAGGGGTCGTCGTCCCACTCGACGTGCTGGAGAAGATCATGCTGCGCCTGCGGCACGTGGAGATGCTGCTGGTGCTGTGCGCCCTGTTCACCGGCATGCGCTGGAGCGAAGTAGCCGCCATGCGCCGCACCTACCTGCGCCTGGACCCCGGCGACCCGGCCGCGGGGCGCCCGCCGTCTGGCACCTACACCCTCGACCCCGCCGAGGGCGCCGTCCACGAACTGCCCTCCGGCCGCCGCTACCTCGGCCCCCCGAAGTCCGGGCCCGGCCGCGTCTTCGACCTGCCCGCGTTCCTCGTCCTGCTGCTCTACGCCTATCTTCAGACCCTGCCGGATGGCCAGGACATCCTGTTCCCGGACTCCAAGGGGGACTACCGGCGCCACGACGGCTGGAACAAGGGCCGCTGGCGCCCAGCCTGCGACGGGCGCCCCGCAGCGGTGACCCCGAAGGGCCGGGTACGCGAGGCGATCACGCCGCTGTATCCCGGACTGTGGCTGCACGACCTCAAGCACACCCACGCCGCGCTGCTGCGCGAAGGCCGCGTCGCCGAAGTAATGATCGATTACCGGCTTGGGCACGTACGCCCCGGCGCGCCGGGCGTCTACGCCAACCCGAGTCCGCAGATGCGCCAAGAGGTCGTCGACTGCCTCGACCGCGTGTGGGCGCAGTGGAGCCCAACTCAGCTCATTGATGAACTGATGGCGTGGCTGCGCTCGGGAGCGTCCACGAAGCGCACGAGCCGTACTCGCTCGCTACTCGCAGCGCCGCGCGCGCTCGCCGCCGAAGCTGACACGCTGTTCTAATTTCGCAGGCAGAAAGCATCCATAAACTGAGAAGCCACTTCTCTCATGCATAATCTCTCTTCGCGCCGCCCCAGGCCAGTGACCTGCTGTTGAGACAGTACGTCTCGCTTGACCTGCGATGGATCAAGGAATTCGAGCCAATTCGAACGAAAAAACGAGAGCCGGAACCTACCCGATCTAACAGCCTTACTCGCAATCTACTCGCAGCCAGAACCCTGACTAACCCTCGTCTTCCGGCTGCTCGCGACCCTGCGCCGCCATCTCCTGCGCCATCCCCATCAGGTGCCGCAGCATCGCCAGGATCGACGCCCACCCCTGCGCGTCGCCGTACCGCGCGTAGTCCCGCAACGCGCGCTCGGCGTCGACCACCGCCTGCCCCAGGCCCGCGAACGCCTCCAGCGCCCCATGCGGCGTGATCCGGTGCGGCCAACCCTCGGCACGCGACCAGTCCACCTCGCAGCCGAGTTGCAGCGCGAGCCGGTCGATCTGCTGCGGGATGGCCAGCGTCGTCTCCACGTCGGTGATCAGAACTTGGCCCTGACGGCGGCTGCGGTTGTAAAGCAGGGGGAAGATCGGCATGCGGCCAGTATCCTGCGAGCGGTGCCCCGTAGCTCAGTGCCGGAGAGAGCACGGTGTGGGGTAGCGCCCAGCTAGCGGGCAAGTCCCCTGAGATCCGAGGCCGCGGGTTCGACTCCCGCCGGGGCGCCGCTTAGGTGACACCATGGGGTCATGGCCAGCAGCGAAGGCGCCGAATTCGGCGATCCAGGCATCGAGCACACCGCAGCCGTGGAGCCGGTGGGCGCTAGCTACCAGCCCACGTGCTCGTGCGGTTTCCGCGCGCCACTGACCCACGACACAGAGTCCGGCGCGATGCGGGCGGCAGAAGCGCACGCCGCCGCATCGCGGCCAAGAAGACCGGGCCGGTACACGGCGACCCTGGAGGACGGTGCCGTGACCATCTACTGCGCACAGCATCCCGCAAAACCGCTGCTCAGCTTCCCGGCTCCTATTGACGACCACCAAGCAGCGATGACCGAGGCGATCCGCGACCACGACTGGGAATACCACGACGACGACCGAGTGATTTGACCGCCGCCGCTGCACGTCGGCATGACCTGCGGATATACGGCCCGGCCTTAACTTCGGGCGCGGAAATTTCGCGGCCACGGATAAGGAGCGCCCGCGCTGTCGGAGTGGCGCGCTATGGTGGCCGTGCGGTCTAACGCATGCGAGGCACGCCCCGGTCAACCAGACCGGGGCGTTTCGCTGCGTAGGCACTACGCGACACGGCAACACGCAGGTACCCTCAGCATTAAGACGTGATCAGCTGAAACACAGGACGTGAAACGTGACCGGCGACGCGCAAGCAGACGAAGCCCGTCTACGCGCCCAAGTCGCCGAACTCCGCGACCGCGGCCTGACCTACCGCGCCATCGGCGCCGAACTAACCATCTCGCCGGCAACCGCCTGGCGGTACCACGAAGCCTGGATCAGGGAACTGCGCCAAGGCGACCCAGACCTGCGCAACCGAGCCGCCGACGCCCTACGCGAGCAGCACGAGATGATCCGGCGCGAACGCGAACGCCTGGAACAGGAACGCGCCACCGTCGTCGAAGTACTCACCGCCCGGCACCTGACCGTGTCGCACGGCACCGTCATCACCGACGAGAACGGCGAGCCGCTCGAAGACGACGCCCCGGTGCTCGCGGCCCAGGCGCAGCTGAACGCAATCCGGGACCGTGAGGTAAAGCTGGCGGATCACGAGGCGAAGCTGCTCGGGTTGTACGCGAAGACCGAGGTGAACCACACGGGTACGGTGAAGTATGAGGTGGTCGGGCTGAGCGGGGATGAACTGACGTGAGCGACGACTGGCCCGGCTACTACGTGACCACCGACGTGCACGACTACCTGCGCGGCTACACCGCTCTGTGCCGGCAAGGCTATCCGGAAGACCTGCACACCTACGGGCCGAAAGGCAGCACCCAGTACCGCATCTGCACCCGGTGCCTGCACCGGCGGCCACCGGTACTGGAGAGCATCACCTGCCACCCGTTCGACCGGCCGCGGCTCGACGAGCAGATCCCGACCGCGCGCGTCTTCGGCGAACCGCTCCCGGACGGCACATTGATCCTGGAATCGATCGGCGTGCAGCTCGGCACGCTGCGCCTGTGTATCGAGGGTCAGGACATGGAGGTCACCTTTCCCTGGCCGTACGAGCCGCAGCGCTGGGTCCGGTGCGGCTCGCTCGCCGACCAGCCGCCGCGCATGGTGAGAATTCCGTGACCGTAGGGGCGCAGACCATCGTGCGGTTCGAGCCGCGCGGTGCCGTCCTCGAGGCGTTCCGCTCACGCGAGGGCGAACTACTGCTCAGCGGCGCGGCAGGCACCGGCAAGAGCGTGGGTGCGCTGATGAAAATCCACCTCGCGCTGCTGCGCACCCCGCGGGCCCGAGCCCTGGTCGCGCGCAAAACCCACGCCTCGCTGACCGCGTCCACGCTCGTCACGTTCCGCCAGCACGTCGCCGCCGAAGCCCTGCACGCCGGGATCGTCAAGTACTACGGCGGCTCCGGCAGCGAACCAGCCGCCTACCGGTACGGCAACGGCAGCTCGATCGTCGTCGGTGGCCTGGACCGGCCCAGCCGGCTGCTCTCGACCGAGTACGACCTGGCGATGGTCGACGAAGCCACCGAGAGCGACCCCGAGGACATCGACACGATCGTCACCCGCCTACGCCACGGGCGCCTGTCCTACCAGCAGCTGATCATGTGCACCAACCCGGCCGGACCCACCCACCATCTGAAGGCCCGCGCTGACGCCGGCCGGGCCCGGATGCTGTACTCGCGGCACGAGGACAACCCGCGCATGTTCCAGGACGGCACCTGGACCGAGTACGGGCAGACGTACCTTGCGCGGCTGGAGACCCTGACCGGCGTGCGGTATCAGCGGATGCGCCACGGTCTGTGGGTCGCGGCCGAGGGTCTGGTGTACCCGGACTGGTCTCCTGCGCTGCACATGGTGGACCGGCTGCCGCCGGGCAGCGAGCGGTGGACGCGCTGGTGGGTCATCGACTTCGGGTTCTCCAACCCGTTCGTGATCCTCTGCTTCGCGGAAGACCCGGACGGCAGGTTGTGGCTCTACCGGCAGCTGTACAAGACGAAGACCCTCGTCGAGGACCACGCCAAGCGGATGCTCTCGATAGTCGCACCGAAAGGCGAGTGGACCGAGCCGCGTCCGCGCGCCATCATCGCCGACCACGACGCTGAGGACCGGGCCACCTGGGAACGCCACTTCGGGATGTCCACCGTGCCGGCGCGCAAGTCCGTGTCGGACGGCATCCAGGCGATGCAGGCCAGGTTGCGTCCGGCCGGCGACGGCAAGCCGCGGTTCTTCGTCGTCAAGGGAAGCCTGATCGAGCGTGACCCTGAGCTGGTGGAGGCGAAGAAGCCGACCTGTTTCGAGGATGAGATCGCCGAGTACGTGTGGCCTACGGATGTGAAGCCGGACAAGCGGGAGAACCCGGTCAAGGAGAATGATCACGCTATGGACTGCGGTCGGTATATGTGCGCCGAGCGTGATCTCGGTGGCCGGCCTCGGGTGCGCGTGCTCGGCTGAACGCGGCAGCGCGCCCCGCCCGATCCGGGTGCGGCGCGCTGCGAGGTGGTGCGGCTACTGGCACAGGTCGGTGAACGGGCCGACGTTCCCGCGGTACTCGAACCCGATGCCCATGCAGCCGAAGCCGACCGTGATCCCGGCGTTCATCCCGTCGTAGGTGCGCACCGCACCGGGCACGGCCTTGGCCACATCGTCGAGCGCGGTCAGCCACCCGTCGTTGAACGAGGTCACGTCGTCGGCAGTGTGCACGACGGTCACGGTGCGGGTGACGGTGTGCGGCTGGTGTGCGAGCCATCCGCCGGTGAAGACAGCGGCGATCCCGGCGAGCGTCAGGACGGCGCGGGCGGCGGTACGGGCGGTGAAGGTCATGGTGTCCCTCTCGGGTCGTTGTCGTTGCCGGGACGGTTCAGGCGGCGTGGCGGCGCGTGAGCAGCAGCGCCGCGGCCAGGTGGTAGCAGTGCTCGTGGTAGACGAAGCCCGCGCACGAGCAGGACGGCTCCCACGTGTCGATCGCGTAGGTGTTGCTGCCGTCGCTGCTGGCCGCGAGCCACAGGCCGGGGCGTGAGCCGGGGATCAGGCCGCCGGTCTCGATCAGTTCGAGGGCCTTGTCGCGGGCCTGCTTGGCGTCGCGGAACGCGGTCAGGTCGATCAGGTCGGCGTGGCGTTCGGCGGTGAGGGTGCGGCCGAGGGTGATGCGGTGCTGGAGGGACGTGGGGTCGATGAACCAGCGGCCGGACTGCTTGACGGCGGCGACGGCACCGATGCGGGCCCAGCTGCGGATGGTGTCGGGGGTGACGCGGGCGATACGCGCTGCGGTGGCGGTGCTCACTGTGCTCATGACTACAGAGTATGCCTACTCTGTATACACGTCAAGGCTGTAGGCATAGAGACAGTGCCTAGTTACTGTGCAATGATGACCGTATGCCCGAACCAGACGACCGCATCCGCAAGCTCCGCGCCGACCGCGAGAAGCTGCTCGCCGACGCCGACGAGCTGCGCAAACAGATCATCACCGAGGTCCGCGACGCCTTCCCGAAGGACGGCGAAGCGCCACGTGGCCTGCTCACGCGCATGGTCAACGCGACCGGTTGGACACGCGCGTACGTCGCAGACATCCGAGATGGGAAAGTGACGTGACCATGACCGAGTTACGCCCAGCTGGCGAGTACGCCGAGCGCATCCGCAATGCCCGTAGCGAGATCGCGCGACAGATGGTCGTGGCTGCGCGGTCCCTGGACGCTGCGGCATACAACGCCCTCGCGAAAGCGCTCGTCGCAGTTGACACCCACCTCGTCGACCCCGACATGCGGCCCGAGCCCGACAGTGAGCCCGAGGTATGCGGCATTGACCTGAAGCCGCACCTGGCCGCTCTCCCCGATGACGCCGGGTACAGCCCAGAGGCCCGCGCCCGTCTCGCCGCGCTGCCGGACGGGCACATCACGCTCCACGGGCCGCCCGACCGTCCCGGGCCGGCGAGAGGAGACTGAAACCGTGACCGATGACCGCCCGCTCCTGCCGCCGCTGACCTCCGCGCGCATCGCCTACGAGGGCACGGCAGCCAGCGCGCCGCTACCGCCTGTGGACACGACCTGCGGGCCGGAGTTCGTTGCGGCGCAGCCCATGCCGATCGCCGACACCGAGCTAGACGACGAGATCGAGCAGATCCTCGGTCGCTTCCTCGACGATTCGCTGGAGCGCATCCACGCACGTAACGCGATCTGTGCCGCGATCTCGGCGCGTGGTTACGACGTGTACGCGCGTAGACAACCCGACGCGCGCCTTGTGGCTGCCGCTGAGGCCGTCGTCGAGCCGGTGTCCCCGCTGTACCAGCCGCTGCTCGACTTCGCCAATCAGGTGCGCCCTGTAGTGCCGCGTGAGCGGGTCGTCAACCGCGACAAGGAGGCATGAGGATGACCCCACCCGACCTGCCTCACGGCGACTTCGCGTTGCACACCCGCGAGGGCACCACCGGGCCCGACGACCAGCCCACCCTGTACGTGATCTGCGCGTGCGGACGGGGCTACGCGTTCGGGCATTACGCGCCGAGCGAGCGGCTGTTCGCGTGGCTGGCTGATCATGACGCGGACGTGTCGTGCCAGCACCGGCCGTCAATGCAGGTACCGCGCGAGACGGCGGACGGGAAGCCTGCGGTGTACTGCGCCGACTGCGGCCAGACGAGGGAGGCGTGACCATGCCAGTACCACCGATGCCGTCGCCACAGTTCCTTGAGATTCTCTACTCGCACCTTCAGGCCCTCGCCGCCGAAGGGCACGATCCGAGCGCGCTCCGCATCAGCGAGACCGAGGCGGGCCGCTGCGGCATCGCCGAGGTTACGGACGCGACCACGATCTTCGGGGTGCCGCTGTGGATCGACAACTCGGTGGCGCTCGGCCGCGTTCGCCTAGACCGCTCGCTGCGGCCGCCGTACGAGTTCGCGCTGCCGGTCTACTTTGAGGAGGCGTGAGCAGCATGGGTGACCACGCGCTGTACGTCCGCTTTCCCGACGGCACCATCCGCCACGGCCTCTACCAATCCACCGCCGACATCGCATTCGGTGACCTCGTGGACACCTTCGAAGCCACCCAGTGCGCCGACTACTACGCCAACCGGCGTCGCTGGGACCAGGCACCACCCGACGGCGCGGGCGTACCGGTGGAGGTCGCGACCGTCTACGGTGGCGGTTTCGCGTGGAGAGCGACCGCGACGCCCGACTACCTCACGTCGTGCCGCGACCCGTGGGAAGGCGACACGGAACGGACCGACGGGATCCCGCCCTGGCTCGCCGAGCACTTCCGCCGCGAGGATGAGGAGGCGTGACGTGGATCTGCGTGAGTTCCTGACCACCCAGGGCCGCGACCACCTGCTACCCGGCGATGTAGTGCCGCCCGAAGTCAAAGCCGAGATGCAGCAGATCGTGCGCGAGCACCGCACCGCGGTCGGGCTACCGGTCGCCGGGTACGGGCCGATCACCGCGCGGGACGTGAACGACGCACTCGACTGGAAAGACCAGCAGTGAGCTTCAACGACGCCATGATGCTGCTGGTCTTCATCGCTATGGGCGCGTGGATCTACGGCATGATCTGGTTCTTCGGCGCCGACAGCGGCAACAGGAAACGCTGGTGCCTCCACTCCTGGCACCGCGAGTGTGACCTGTGCCGCTGGTGCCGCACCCGTGAGGGCGAACCGCCGCGCGCTAACTGACCGCCCCACCCTGCTGCGCCCTGGCTGAGCTTCCCGGCCAGGGCGCAGCGCTGTCCGCGTCCGCATAGCGGTAGCCGCCTGCGTGTCGTGCCACTTCCCGAGTTGCTGAGGTATTGATACTGTTCGCATAGCGGACAGTGAGCCGCACTCAGCGAACCACCGCAGAGGGGGCGGCCATGGCATCCATCACCGCACCCGCCACCCCCAACCCGCGCACCCACCCCAGCTGGCGGCGGCTGGCAGGCAGGATGCGCGCCGCCCTGGCCCCGAGGGTCCGCCAGGCCGCGGCCATGGTCAGCGCGACCCGGCAGCGGTACCGGCGACCCGCGCTGACCATGGGGGGCTTCGGCTGCATCGACGCCGCCGCCTGGCACACCTTCGGCCTCGGAGCCGGACTGCTCACGCTCGGCGTGCTCGCACTCGTCCTCGAATGGCTCGGCGGCGAGCAGTGAGGTCCCTGGTCGGTTCCGTCGTCGCAGCAGCATCCCGCCAGCAGTCCGAACCCCCCGTCGCCTACTCCCGCACCGGCTACACCACCGACTACCTCAGCCAGGGCAGCTCGGACCCGTCCGCGTACATGCGCGCCTACGGCAGCTCAGGGACCGTCTACTCGATCGTCTCCATGCTCGCCCGCCAAACCGCCAAGGTCCCCTGGCACCTCTACCGCCAAGCACCCGCCGACGGCCGGCGCCGCTACACCACCGGCGACCACGGCAGCGACCAGCGCGTCGAGGTCTTGCAGCACCACGCCATGAACCTGTGGAACAAACCCAACGCATTCATGACCGGGTTCATGATGCGGGAACTGTCCCAGACCTACCTCGACACCACCGGCGAGTCCTACATCCTCGTCCAGCGCGACCCCCGCGCCACCCTGCCCATGGGACTGTGGCCGATCCGCCCCGACCGCATGCAACCCGTCCCCAGCGGGGAGAAGTTCCTCGTCGGCTACATCTACACCGGCCCCAGCGGCGAAGTCGTGCCGCTGCAAACCGACGAGGTCATCTTCACCCGCTACCCGAACCCGCACGACGTCTACCGCGGGCTCGGCCCGATCCAGTCGATCCTCGTCGACATCGACGCCGCGAAGTACTCGGCGCAGTGGAACCGCAACTTCTTCCTCAACTCCGCGACCCCCGGCGGTGTCGTGCAGGTCGACAAGCGCCTGACGGATGAGGAATGGAACGAGTTCACCAACCGGTGGCGTGAGGCGCACCGCGGCGTCGGAGCCGCGCACCGTGTCGCGGTGCTGGAGCAGGGCGCGGTGTGGGTGCCCAACGCGCACAGCCTGCGCGACATGGACTTCGCGAACCTGCGCAACGTCAGCCGGGACGTGATCCGTGAGGCGTTCGCCATGCACAAGGCGATCCTCGGCACCGTCGAAGACGTCAACCGCTCCAACGCCCAGACCGCCACTGAGCACTTCGAGAGCTACCTCGTCACCGACCGCCTGGACCGGTGGCGCGACACGCTCAACCACTTCTACCTGCCCATGTTCGGCAGCACCGGTGAGGGCGTGGAGCTCGACCACGACGACGCTGTGAGCGCGAACCGCGAAGCCGACGCCGTGGAACTGACCGCCAAGGCGGGCGCCGCGCAGGTCCTCGTCAACGCCGGATTCGACCCTCACGACGTGCTCGAAGTCGTCGGTCTACCGGACATGGGCGTGGTCGAGAAGGCCAGTCAGGCCCCTGCACTGCCCCCGAACTGGGTGCCCGCAGGCGTGCCGCAGAACCCGGCCGGCGGCGTGGACGTCGACGCGCTGCTCGCCCGCTACGTCCCCGAACTGCGCGACCTGCTCGTCTCGCGTGCCGTGTTCAACAACCTCGCGCTCACCCCAGCAGGAGGCCGTGCGTGAACGTCGTGCAGCGCACCCGCAAGCGTGTCGCGAACCTGCTCGCCGCCCAGCAGCGCCCGGCGGATACGGGCTGGTACCGGGTCATCCGCGACGACGCCGGCACCGGCCCCACGCGCGTGGACATCTACGACGAGATCGGCGGAGGTGGCGGCTGGTTCAGCGACCCCGGCGTCACCGCGGTCGACTTCGTCGCGACGCTCGCGCAGATCACCGGCGACCTGGAGATACACATCAACTCGCCCGGCGGCGACGTGTTCGAGGGCCTGGCGATCTACAACGCGATCGCGCAGCGACCGGGGAACGTCGTCACGGTCGTCGACGGTCTCGCGGCTTCGGCCGCGTCGTTCATCGCCATGGCCGGCACGCAGCGGATCATCTGCCCCGGCGCCATGATGATGATCCACGACGCGTCCGGGCTGTGCATGGGCAACGCCGCCGACATGCGGGAACTCGCCGAACTACTGGACAAGGTCAGCGAGAACATCGCCGCGATCTACCAGGCACACAGCCCGCAGTCCGGGATCGACTGGCGCGCCGCAATGGTCGCCGAAACCTGGTACACCGCCGACGAAGCCGTCGCCGCAGGGCTCGCGCACAAGCTCGCCACCCGGCCCGCCGAGGCCGCGCTCGCCGCGGCGGCGAAGTTCGACCTGTCCGCGTACCTGCACGCCCCCAGCCTCGACGCCGCGACCGCGACCGGCGGCCGACCGGCCGACGCCATGGGCTCCCCGTACCGCCCGGAACCGTACCGGCGCGAGTCCTGGGAGAACGTCCAGTGCCCCTCGTGCCAGAAGTGGGTCGACGACGACTCCGCCTACTGCGGGCACTGCGGCACCAAGCTCGTCGGCCGCGAGGACGTCAAGCAAGACGGCGAGCCGCAGAACGCGGCGCGCGCCGTGCTTGAGGCCGCGCGCGACGAAGGCCAGCGCCTCGCTGACGCGGTATTCGACCGCTCCGGCCATGACCTGACCAACGCGTCCGGCGGAGTTGACGAATCCTCGTGGGACGGCGACGCCGCTATGGCTGCCGCCGGCAACAGCGACGACCCCGCCGCAGCGTTCAAGGGCATTTGCGCCGGGCGCCGCGAAGGGCCAGCCGACGAACGCAAGTCCTGGGCGCTGCCGCACCACAAGCACGCCGGTGACCCGCCCAACGCCGACGGCGTACGCAACGCCCTCTCGCGGCTGCCACAAACCGAGGGCCTGACCAACAAGTCCGCCGCGCAGGCGCACCTCGACGCGCACATGGCCGTCATCAACCCCGACGCCACCGACGACGCCCTTGACGGCATCCCGGTGTGGCTACACCAGCACCTGCGCGACACCCACGACCCCGCGGAACTACCCGCGTGGCTCCAACCCGCCGAGGAGGCGAAATGACGGTCACCATTCCGGACTCCCCGGCGGGACTCGCCGAAGTCCTGAACGACCCGAGCAAGCTCAAGGACCTGTGGTCCGACAAGAAGAACCTGGAGAACTTCATCCAGGGCTACGCCGAAGCCGTCGACAAGGCCAACAAGGGCGAGATCAAGGCCGAGGCCCGCGAGCAGATGCAGCTCGTGCTCGCCGAGTACCTGCGCAACAGCGGCGCCGAGAACACCGGCCCGAAGGTCGAGATGTCCGACGCCCCGGCGCACAAGCTGCGGCCCTACATCAAGGACCTGCCCTCCGGGTGGCGCAAGTCCCTGTACAACAAGCGCGCCCCCGGCGTGCCGGCCGACGGCATCTTCGAGGACGCGAGCGAGTTCCTGCGCGCCACCTGGCACTACGCCGACCAGCTCAAGGACTGGAAGCAGCTCGGCCCGAAGATGGCCAAGCTCGCCGAGATCCAGAACAGCTACGGCAGCGAGGTCCCCGGTGACGGCGGGTTCCTCATCCCGGAGGAACTGCGCTCGGACATCCTCCAGCTGTCCCTGGAGACCGCGGTCGTACGCCCCCGCGCCACCGTCATCCCCATGTCGAGCCTGCGCGTGCCGATCCCCACGATCGACGACACGAGCCACACCAGCAGCATCCTGGGTGGCGTCGTCGCCTACTGGACCGAAGAGGCCGCGGGCCTCACAGAGTCGCAGGCGTCGTTCGGCCGGGCCACCCTCGACGCGAAGAAGCTGACCGCGTACGCCGAGGTCCCCAACGAGCTGCTCATGGACGCCCCCGCGTTCGAGGGCTTCTTCTCCGGCACCTTCCCCAAGGCCATCAGCTGGTACGAGGACGTCGCGTTCCTCACCGGAACCGGCAACGGCGAGCCACTCGGGTTCATCAACAGCCCCGTGAGCGTGCAGCAGGCGATCGAGTCCGGCCAGACCGCGCAGACGATCGTGTGGGAGAACATCGTCAAGATGTTCAGCCGCATGCTCCCGACCTCGCTCGGGCGCGCGGTGTGGATCGCCTCGATCGACACCTTCCCGCAGCTGGCCACCATGGCGCTGTCGGTGGGTACCGGCGGTGGACCGGTGTGGATCGGCGGCGCATACGGCAACAACAGCGGCGCCGACACCCCGCCGATCACCATCCTCGGCCGCCCGGTGTACTTCACCGAGAAGACCGGCCCGCTGGGGAGCGTCGGCGACATCAACTTCGTCGACCTGTCCTACTACCTGATCGGTGACCGCATGCAGATGCAGGTCTCCGCGTCGCCGCACTACAAGTTTGCGAATGATAAAACAGCTTACCGAGTCATTTCGCGCGTGGACGGAAGGCCCTGGCTTTCAAGCCCTTTGACGCCTAAGAATGGCGGTCCGACGCTTTCCCCGGTCGTTGAGCTGGCGCAGCGCTAAACAACGAGAGATGGGGTAATCGGGCATGCCTGGAACTATTAAGTGCGAACCCGGCTGCGAGTGCAAAAAGCACATTCCCGCAGCCGGCCGTTCGGCATGCTCCGATGGTTGCACCTGCAAGCGCCACTCTCGCCCAAAGCGCGTAGTTCCCATTGAGGAGAAGCGCGCACGCGACCGGGCTAACGCCCAGCGTAACCGGGCCAAGGATCGCGAGCCGAGCCGCGAGACGGCACGTAGATGGGCTGCCAAGAACCCGGACTACCGGCTCCGGTACAAGTTCGCAATGACGCAGGAACAGTGGGACCTGATGTTCGAGGCTCAGGACGGCCTGTGTTATCTGTGCGGCGAACCACTCGACGTCGAGGGGATTCGCAAAATACACGTCGACCACGACCACGATTGTTGCCGAGGCGATCGGTCGTGCGGAACATGCGTGCGCGGCCTCGCGTGTTTCAGCTGCAATGTCGGAATAGCAAAATTCGGCGAAAGCCCCGAAAGGCTACGCCGAGTGGCCGACAACCTAGAGATGGCGAATCGCCGTGTCCGTTCCGGATCGAGCCGGGTTCCTGTGACCGGCCCTGAGTGCGTCCCAAGCGGCAGTGACGCCCCGCTGCAATACGGAAGTCAGGAGTAGCTCATGGCAGGCATGGAAGGCCTCGGCCGGCTGGTCGACGTCATCCCGATCGCGGCGGGCGCGGGCTTCAAGTTCCGCGGCGCGTCGGCGTGCACGTTCGTGTGCACCGGCAACGACACCTTCACCCTCACCGTGGCGTCCACGTTCGGCGGGTCGTACGCGAGCCCCGGCAACGTGATCAACCACTTCTACCAGCGCGCCGACACCAACGGCACGCACGCCTGGACGAAGCAGACCCAGTCCGCGTCCAACGCGGTCGTGCAGTCCAACGCCGGGTACACCACCGTGTTCGAGGTCCTGACCTCGATGATCGCGGACCCGTCGGCGTACCTGAAGGTGTCGGTGGGTGGCTCGGGCCTGGTGATGGCGATCCTGCACGACCTGGTCGTGCAGCGTAAGCCTGCGAACCTCGAAATCCTCGGGGCCTGATCGCCGTGGCCAACTTCGTTCAGGGCAAGCAGATCCGGCTCGTCGAGTACGGGTTCGCAGTCGCCAAGACCGCGCAGGCGCTGCCGCAGACCGCGACCAGCACCCTGTACACGGTCACCGGCGGCCGGGTCATCGTGACCTCGCTGATCGGCACGGTGTCCACGGCGATCCAGAACCAGGCGTGCACGCTCGCGCTCGGTACGGTGCCCACGGTCGGGACCGCCTCGTCCACGGGCATCGCGACCGCCACGAGCATCATCAACCTGGAGGCGGGTACGCACCTGTACCTGCCTGCCACCAAGGGTGCGCTGGTCGTCAACGCCAACGCGGGCGCGGCCGGTCAGCTGTTCGCGGGCAACGCGTACGTCGTCTCGGCGGGCACGATCTCGTGGACCACGTCGGCGTCCAACACGGGCGCAGTCTCGTGGGCGCTGACGTACATCCCGCTCGACGACGGGGCGTCGGTGTCCTGATGACGTACGAGCAGGCGAACGCGGCCACGTCCGACGCTGTAGCACCAGCCAGCGTCGGCACGGCCGGCGTGTCCCTGTACAACGGCACCACGTTCGACCGGCTGCGCGGCAGCAACGGCGCGGCGAACGTCGGCGTGCAGAACGCGTTCTCGCTGTACTCAGAGACCGCGGTCGTCGACGGCGCGCGCATCACGGCCGGTAACACGGCCGCCGGGTCGATCAGCAACCAGGCGCAGTGGGCGCTGGTCTCCGTCAACCTGTCGGTGCTCACGGGCACGTCGGTGACCTACAACCTGCAAGTGCAGGACACCAACGGCAACTGGGTGACGATCGGCTCGACCGGCGCGCTCACGGCGACCGGCATGGCCACGTTCAGCGTCGGGCCCGGGATGGCGAACGGCGCACTGCTGCCCGCCGGCAACGGCCAGTTCCGGGTGTCGTGGACGGTCAACTCGGTCACGCACGTCACCTCGCAGATCGGGGTGACCGGTCGGTGAGCTTCCCGGTGGCGTGCGCCAACCCCCGGTGCGGGATCCACTTCGCGCTCGGGGTGCTTAGGTGCCCGCGCTGCCAGACCGTCTCACCGCAGTACGCCAAGAAACTCCAGGAGGACGCGGTGCCGAGGATCACTGTCGCGAACGGGCCGACGAACCCGGACGCGAAGCCGGGCGAGGTCGGCTACATCCCGCCACCCCAAGAGACTCCGGCCAGCCCAGCCGGGGATGTCGCTGCGGCACCCGAGGATCCCGCTGTGCCCGCGGCGGCGACGGGCGCCGGGCCGCAGGCCGCTACCCCCCCGCCTGACGGCCCGGCACCCGACTACGACGCGCTGACGGTGGCGCAGCTGCGGGAGGCGGCGAAGGAGCGCCGCCTGCCGGTCGGCGGCACGAAGGCCGAGCTGGTCGAGCGGCTGACCGCTGCGACCGAGCCTGCGGCACGGGAGTGACCCCGTGTCCTGGTTTCAGCTTCTTGACATCCGCAAGCAGGCGCGGGCCGAGTTCGAACGCGACCCGATGGTGATCGGACCGCCCAGCGCGTGCCCGAACGACGGCGAGCCGCTGCTGCCCGGGCCGCCGTCCGACCCGGGCATCTGGTGGTGCAAGTACGACGGGTGGCAATGGCCGAGGGACTGGGTTCGCCCCGAGCCGCCGGCCGGCCTGTTCGACGGCGTGAGCGAAGGCCCCGGCAGCTACAGCGGACTGCCGTAGACCGCGACGACGAGAGGAGAGCGCGATGGCTCTGTGGGTGTGCCTGAGCCCCGAGTGCGGGGCTGCGTACAGCGTGGACGCGCCGAAGTGCCCGCAGTGCGGGAGCACCGAGCACCGCGAGGACAGCGAGCAGCCGGAATCCGCGGCCCCGGCGAAGAGCGCGCCGGCCAAGAAGACCACCGCGGCGAAGGCCGCCGAGCCGACCGCCTAGCAGTAGTAGCAACCCGCACCAGCGACCAGGAAAGGGGGTGAACCCGTGGCAGGCGTCTTCTACGTCACCCGCGAGGAAGTCAAGAACGCACTGGACTACCAGCAGACCGCGTACAGCGACGCACTGGTCGACACGCAGATCGACGCGGCTTCCCGCGCGATCGAAGGGCGCCTGCACCGCAGGTTCTACCCCACCTACGGCACCTGGTACTTCGACTGGCCCAACTTCGACTACGCCTATCCGTGGCGTCTGTGGTTCAACCAGTACGAGCTGGCCGCGATCCCCACCTCAGTGACGAGCGGCGGCACGAGCATCCCGCTGTCGGCGTGCAACTTCGAACCGGTCAACGACGGACCGCCGTACACGTACCTCGAGCTGCGCCGCGATCAGAGCTACGCGTTCGGTGTCGGTCCGACGCCGCAGCGGGACGTGGCGATCACCGGGCCGCGCGGCTACAACCTGAACACGATCCCCGCCGGGTCCGTCCCGGCCGGCGGGCTGACGTCGGGTGCGACGAGCATCAACCTGGGCGTGCCCGGCTACCGCGGCGTCGGCAGCATTCTGCTGATCGACACTGAATACCTGATCGTCACCGGCCGCTCCAGCGCCTCCACCGGCACCACGCTTCAGGGCAACATCACCGCGCAGATGAACAGCAACCTGCTGCCGGTGACGGACATCACGCAGTACGTGGTCGGCGAGACGCTGCTGATCGACGCCGAGCGCATGCGCGTGCTGGACGCGGCCGGCTCGAACCTGATCGTCAAGCGCGCCACCGATGGCACGACGCTGGCGGCGCACAACTCCGGAGCGACGATCTACGCGCAGCGGCAGCTGACCGTGACCCGCGGCGCGCTCGGCACCACTGCGGCTTCGCACCTGGCCGCCGCGCCGGTTGCCGAGCACGACCCGCCCGGCCTGATCCGGGACCTCGCGCTCGTCGAGGCCGCCGCGCACCTGCTGCGCATCCCCGCCGGGTTCCCGGTGCCGATCTCGCGGCGAACCCCGACCGGCATCAGTGACGTGCTGCCCGGCTCGGTGCCCTCGGACCTGGGCGACATGTGGGACCAGGCGATCACCGACTACGGCCGCAAGGCAAGGAAGCGGGTGATCTGAATGCCGCAGAACGTGAGCGTGAAGCTGTACGGCGCGCTGTTCGAGGGGCAGGCCACGGGCTTGTTCGAGCAGTACCAGGGCGAGCTGGAGCGGGTGCTCGGCGAGCGGGCCCTGGACGAGGTGGACGCGAACCTGGAGGGCTCGATCCGGGTCAACCACGGCGTGTACACCAGCAAGATCCGCCTGGAGCAGCAGCCCGAAGGCGCCGTGGTGGATGACGGCTGGGGTGAGACCAACGACCTTCCCTACGGCAAGTGGCTGGAGGGCATCGGGTCGCGTAACGCCCCTGTGACCCGGTTCGAGGGCTACCACTCGTTCGAGCGCGCCGCGTCGACGCTCCAGGACGAGTGGGAAGGCGTCGCGTACGACCTGCTCGACAAGTACGTCGGGGAGGTCAACGCCTGATGGACACCAACGGGATCGTGGGCGCGGTCGCGTCGCAGGCCCTGACCACGGGGTTCTTCGACTCGGTCAACAAGCACCAGCCGCTCTCGCCGCCAGGCCACCAGCTGACGGCGGCCGTGTGGGCGCAGGAGATCGCGCCGGTGCCAGTCGAAAGCGGCCTGGCCGCGACCACGGCGCTGCTCATGCTCAGCGTCCGCCTGTACATGCCGGCGCTCTCACAGCCGTACGACGACATCGACCCGATCATGCTGCAGGCGACCGACACGCTGATGGCGGCGTACAGCGGGGCGTTCACGCTCGGCGGCGAAGTGAACTGGATCGATCTACTCGGCCGCACCGGGCAGCGCCTGACCGCTAAGGCGGGCTACCTGGACATGAACGGCCAGATGCTGCGGGTGATGACGATCAGCGTGCCGATGGTCGTCGAGAACGCCTGGCCACAGGTCGCATAGGAGGCGGGGATGGAGAATCTCGACGGATACGAACCCGCGCCGGTGGAGCTTCCGGAGGTGCGGATCCTGCGCCTGGAGCCGGGCGACGTGCTGCTGATCAGCGCGCCGCACATGCTCACGGATGCGGATGTGGCAGCGATCGGCCAACGGGTGAAGGCGAAGTTCCCCGGCCACGATGTCGCCGTGCTCGACAACGGCCTGACTCTCGACATTCTGCGCAAGGTCGGTGAGAAGTGAGCAAGAGCAGCGGACTGGGTAACGCGTTCTGGATCGGCGGCTACGACCTGTCCGGCGACACCCAGCAGGCGAAGATGACTTCGCCGATCGCCACGTTCGACTTCACCTCGATCCAGGAGTCGGCGTTCGAGCGGCAGGGCGGTCGCCGCGACGGGCAGTGGAACATCACCACGTTCTTCAACCCGGGGCCAGCCGCGAACGCCGCACACCTAGTGCTCTCCGCGCTGCCAACGGCGGACACGATCGCCACCTACGCGTTCGGGACCGCGCTCGGCACCGCGGCCGGGTGCATGCAGGCCAAGCAGATCGGCTACGACCCGACGCGCGACAACAAGGGCATGCTCACCTTCGCGGTGCAGCTGCTCGCCGAGGCGTACGGTGTCGAGTTCGGGTTGCTTCAGACCCCTGGGATCCGCACGGACACGGTGGCGACGAATGGCACCTCGTGGGACTGGGGCGCCGCGACGAACTTCGGCGCGCAGGCGTACCTGCAACTGACGGCGTTCACCGGAACCGATGTGACGATCAAGTTGCAGGACAGCGCGGATAACACCACGTTCGCCGATGTCGCGTCGGGGGCGTTCACGCAGGTCACCTCCACGACGCCACAGGCGCAGCGGATCGCGCTGGCCAACAACGCGACGCTGCGCCGGTACGTGCGCGTGTCCACCGTCACCAGCGGCGGCTTCACCAGCGCCTCGTTCGCCGTCGTCGTCAACCGAAACCCGATCGCCGGAGTGGTGTTCTAGTGTCCGTCGTCGACTTGGGGCGCCTCGCGCCGAAGATGCCCGCAGCCGCCTACACCACCTACCGGGTGGTCGCGCCGCTGCGCACCCACTTCCGGGCCGCTACCTGTGTCGAGGCCGCGTGCCCGCAGATGCAGTACGGGTGGCGTTCGATCATCGACGAGTCCACGAACCTCGGGCAGATGCAGGCGCACTACATCCGCCGCGAGTCCGGCCGCCACTTCACCGAAGAGAAGCAGAGCGACGGCCAGACGGTGTTCACGTTCACCGCGGGTCAGCCGTGTTTCCAGGAGCACCGGCTGCGGATCGAGGACAAGCCGGAGATCTTCCTGCGCGAGGGCGGGGACTGGCGCGGCAACCCGCTCGGCACCGAGCGGGTCCGGCACACGCGGCCGGAGTTCTGGCAAGAGGACTTCGCGCTCCATCAAGACAAGCTCGCCCGAGCGGCCGAGCAAGGCTGAATAGGAAGGACCGGTCATGGCCAAGAGCTCCGGGCTCGGGATCACGACGCTGAGCGTGGACGACGCCACCAACACCCAGCAGGCCATCAAGAACGACTTCACCGACTTCAAGCTGTCCACACCCCGCGCGGTGCAGGACATCACCGGCGTCGACAAGAGCGCGTGGGAGCGGCTGCTGCTGCTCGCCGACTGCTCGTTCACCCTCAACGGGGTGTTCGACGGGGCGTCGAACATGGCGCACGCCGTGTTCAGCACCATCCCCAGCACGAGCGTGAACCGGCTGGTGACGCTGGTGATGAACGCCAAGACGCTCGCGCCGACGCTCGTGCTGACCGACTACCAGATCACCCGCGCGGTCGGCGGCGCGCTCACGTTCAGCGTGCCCGGATCCCTGGCCAACGGGGTCGTGCCCACCTGGTCGTAAGCCTCGCGTGGCCGACGCGCCGGTAAGGGCGGTCATCACTCCGTTTGACAGCAGACGGGCGCGTGGACGGGACCGCCGCCACACAACCAGCCCCATCCCTTCGACGAAGAGACCGCCGCCATGACCGACACCCCGCAAGACGGGTTCTGCCCCGAACCCACTGTCTACCACCTCACCTTCGCCGACCACCCAGACGTGGCCGGCCTGAAGGTGCGACTGCGCTCCATGAGCATCGGTGAGCGCCTGGAGTTCGACCGGTTGCGTTTCACCCCGCCCGCTGACCTGGAGGCGCGGCTGAAGAAGGAGCGTGCGATCGCGCAGGCCCTGGCTGACCGGCTGCTGTCCTGGAACCTGCTCGACTCCACGACGAAGCAGCCGGTGCCGCTCACGCTCGACGGCGTGCTCTCACAAGAAGACCGCGTCATCAACCCGATCGCCGCGGCCTGGATCGACGCGATCACCGGACGCCGCGCCCCTTTGGACCGCACCCAGACCCCTACGACGACGAATGGGAGCGAGAGCTTGATGGCTTCGATCCCGGCCCAGCCTTTGACCCCGGAACCTACGACCTCGGCGTAGCCCGGTTCGTCACCGCCACCATGGAGCGCTTCGGCTACAAGTACGGCGAGCTGATGGCCGAGGACGAAGGGCTCTACATCACGTTGCTGATCGAACACAGAGGGAGGATCGACGATGGCGAATGAAGTGTCGATCACCGTCTCGGTCAACAACGAGACCGCCGCAGGCCTGGAGCAGGTGGTCGCGAGTGCGGTGGCAGCCGGGTCGGAGGCGGGGGCGGCGCTGTCCGAGGGACTGCAGGCGGGAGTGGAGCACGCCCCCGGCTCGATAGACGCAGGCACCCTGCTGGTTGGTAGCGATGAACTCGCGACGCAGATAGCGGACGCCGCGTCGATCGGCGCCGACGAGGCGGCCGACGCGATCGCCTCCGGTCTGCGCGCCGGCGCGCAGCAGGGAGCGCAGGAGGCCTCGGCCGTTATCGGCGAGTCGTTCACCGCGCCTGTCCTCGAGCAGATCGACCAGACCGGGATTCAGGCCGGTGCCGCGTTCTCCAGCAAGTTCGCCGACGGCGTGCAGATGGCCGAGGCCGTCAAGGTGGCTCTCACGCGCGCGTCCCTCGGAGCGGTCCTCGGCGACCAGTTCACCGCCTTGGCGTCGCCTCTTTCGTCGTCGCTCACCACAATGCTGTCCGATGCTTCCACGGAAGCGGGCCACGCGGCCGGGGGCGCGCTGATCGGCGCGCTCGGCGACAGCGCCGCCCAGGGCGCGCCTGCCGCATCTGCTGCGGTCGCCGGCGCCGTGAACGGCTCCCTGAGCAGCGCGCTGGAGACTGCCGGGGAAGTCGGCGCGGCGCGGTACGCCGAGGGACTGCAACGCGGACTGGCCAGCGTCAACATCCCGCTCGGCGGTCTGCCGATCGAATCGCTAAGCGGCCGGCAGCAACAGGCTGACCTGTTCGTGCAGGATCCGGACGCCATCTCGCGCATGGTGCGTCAGAGCGTGCTCGCGCGTGAGCAGGCTCTGCGGCAGAGCGCTGTCGAAGAAGCCGCCTCGACCGCTGATGCCGTGCGCTCGGCGCTGGTCGAGGCGTTCGGATCGAGCGGCTGGCAGATCAGCGGCGAGCAGTTCGCGCGCCTGACCGATGCGGGCTTGGCCGAGTGGCGTGCGGAGGTCGAGGCGCAGGCCTCGGTCGTTGGCATCGGCTTCGCGCAGGACTTCGCGAAGGCGTTGCGCGAGCAGTTCTCCGGCCTGGACTGGACGACTCTCACGGACGCGCAGGCAGCAGCTCTGACCGACGTTCTGGCTTCCACGGCGCAGGCGGCGGGACAGAACGCGGGTCGTGCCGCCGGGGATGGCCTAGTCACGGGCATCGAGGCCGTTCTGGCGTCGGACGAGGCGTTCCTGAGCGCTGCGGCGGAAGCGGGCATGGCGCAGCCCTTGATCAACGCGGTGCAGGATATGCGCGCGGGGATCGAGGCCGATCTCGCGTCCATCCCGAACGAGCTGATCGGGGCGTTCGAGGGGATCGCGGAGCGGTTCGCGCAGGAGGGCACGCAGGCGGGCACCGCATACGCCCTTGCGCTGCAAGAGGCGCTCAACGCGCAGGAGGGCGCTCTTCGGGCGCCGACGCAGGTCGCGGCGAGCCCGCAGTACGTGGACCTTTCGGCGAATATCGAACAGTGGCGGTCACTGGGCAACGCCGCGTCCGGCGAGGCGGCCGGAATGGAGAAAGCGGCCGCAGCCGCAGAGACGGCTAAGAGCTCGATGGGTGGGCTCGCCGGCCTCATGGGCGGCCCGCTGATGCAGGCGATCTGGGGGTTCTCCGCGATCGCGTACCTGCCGCAGTCGATCACGCAGGTCTTCGGGCCGCTGCAGAACTGGTTCGACTCGATCACCGCGGGTGGTGACCGCACCGCGCTGAGCATCAACACGTTCAGCAGTCAGCTGATGAATCTCGGCCAGGTCGGCAGCGGCCTGACCCCGCAGATCACGACCCTCAGTACGCAGCTCGGTGTCGCCTCCGACGCGGTCAGCCACTTCGGCAAGGGATCCGTCGAAGGGATGCAGCAGGTCGACACGGCGCTGGCGAACCTCTACCAGACCAACCCGACGCTCGCGACGGCCGATTTCAACCAGATGGCCGCGGCCATGGAGAAGCAGGGCATCAGCGCCAAAGAGGTCGCCTCGTTCTTCCCGCAGTACACCACCGCGATACAGAACTCGTCTCTCGCGCTGCAGGCCGAACAGACCTCGCTGGCGCAGCTGGTGCCGGGCACGCAGGCGTGGACGGACGCGATCGTCAAACAGCAGTTGACGCTGCAGGTGAACGCGCAGACCTCGACGAACGCGACGCTCGCGGCGCTGGGGCTGAACACGGCGCAGACCGACCTGGTCGGCGGCATTTACAAGGCGGTGGACGGGTACACGCTCGCGTCCGGTCGCGCGCAGGCGTATCAGACCGCGCTTACCGCGCTTGGGGACAACAGCAAGGGACTGTTGTCGTCGACGCAGTACCTCGACCTGTTTCAGACGACGCTGGACGCGATGCAGCCGGCGCTCTCGGCGCAGGCGATGAGTACCGGGCTGAACGCGGTCGCCGCGTTGAACTTCGGGGACAGCGAGGCGCAGCTGAACCTGACGCTGCTGGACACGGTGGACAAGTACACGAAAGCCACTTCCGGGGCGAATGCCTATAACACGGTGCTGACGGCGCTGGACGGCACGACGCAGCTGCTGCTCGGCAGCGAGGCGGCGTTCACGATCGCCCTGGACGGCGTGGACAAGGCGGCGAAGTCCAACGGCCTGAGCCTGGACGTGAACAACGTCAACGGTGCGAAGAACATCCAGACGTTCACGCAGGTCGCACAGGCCGCGGACAAGGCGGCGGGCGCGATCTACCAGAACGAGGTCAACACCAAGGGCTCGCTCGTCGCCTACGACGACGCGAACAAGAAGCTCGAGGACGAGAAGCAGGCGTTCATCTCGGTGGCCGAGAAGGCCGGGTTCAGCAAGACCGCCGTGCAGCAGCTCGCCGACGAGTTGTTCAAACTGCCGGACAAGAAGGACATCCCGATCGAGGCCGATGTGAACCCGGCGCTGGACGCCCTGACGGGCCTGATCCAGCAGATCAACGACTCGGCCGGATACGTGCAGATCTACGGCAACGTGAACGGCTCGCTCGACAGCGGCGGCCGCGCGTACTACCAGGCTGACGGCGGCCCGGCCCGCGCCGCCGGAGGCGGCCCGCGCGGGTCGCTGACGTGGATCAACGAGCAGGGCGCGGAACTGGTGCGCCTGCCCTCCGGCGCGTCCGTGGTGCCGCATTCCAACGTCAACGCGCTCGCCGCGATGGGCGGCTTCGGCGGCTGGGACGGGCGCGTGCAACTGGAATGGGTCGGCTCCCCGGATCCGGCGCTGGACGCGCTGTGGACCGCGCTGCGCGGCCACATCCGCGTGCGCGGCGGCACCGGGCCCAGCAGCGTGCAGACCGCACTCGGCCAAGGCTAAGGAGACAGCATGGCGCTTCACCGGTACCAGACGTGGAACGGCCCCATGCCGACCACGGCCGCGCAACAGCAGGTCGCCACCGGAACGAGCATCAAGACGATGCTGCAGCTCGCGACGCCGTCCACCCGGGAGATCCAGCTGATCTCCTGGGGGTTCAGCCTCTCCGGTGTCCCGAACGGCACCGTGGAGTTGCTGCAGACCGACGTGGCCGCGACCGTCACCGCGCACGTGGCGTCCGGGGTGCAGCCGCTGGATCCGAACCTGCCGGCGTCCATGCTCACGCTCGGCACCGCGGCCACCGGATACACGGCGACGGCTGAGGGCACGCCGACGGCGACGCGGGTGTTCGACTCGCAGATCATGACCGGCGCGACCGGTACCAACGAACTGAACTACAGCTACCAGTTCCTGCCGGACGAGCAGCCGGTCATCCCGGTGTCCAAGTTCGTGCGTGTGCGCGTGACCATGGGCACCGGCGTGAACATGCAGTGCTTCATCGTGTGGAGCGAGTAAGGAGACTGAAATGTGGATGCGTGGAACTGACGGCCAGGTCAAGTACTGCAACCTTGACTCGGCGCAGTCGCTGTACGCGATCGACAACGGTGACGGCACCTTCAGCGTCGGCGCGTCGTTCAGCGACTTCGGGCTGCGGCTGATCGACGCCGGCCCGTACACCAGCCAAGCGCAGGCGGTCGCGGCGATCGAGGCGCACCTGGGCACGAACCTGAGCACCACGTTCTAGCGCACGAGAGGGCGAGGAGGAGCCGGCATGGCGCGCGCGAGCATTGCCGCACGCCTGGCGACGGTCCCGCGGGACAAGCACGGGCGCGCCCTCAGCGTCGCCCGCTCCTCCGGCACGCCGTATGCCGGCGACGCGAACGCCGGGAACATCGGCGTGGGCGCGGAGATCTACCTCGGCGCCCTGGGCTGGGTGGACATCTCCCCGTGCATCTATTACCGCGGCGGCACGACGAAGGTGTCGATCAGCCGTGGGCGTCCCAACGAGTCCGCCGGGAGCATGCCGCCGCCGCAGTCCTGCTCCTTCCAGCTCAACAACCGCGGCACCCACCAGTTCTCCCCGCGCAACCCGACCGGCCCGTACTACGGGCTGATCGGCAGGAACACCCCGATCCGGTTCTGGCGCATGCAGAACGGGATCCGCCGCTACCGCTACGCCGGGGAGGTCCCGTCGTGGCCCACGACCGCGGACATCACCGGCACGGACGTGTACACGCCGGTCACCGCGTACGGGATGCTGCGGCGGCTGGGGCAGGGCACCCCGCCGATCCAGTCGGTGATGTACCGGGCGTACACGCTGGCGGACATCGTGCCGAACGTGGTGGCGTACTGGCCGTGCGAGGACGGTTCGAAGGCCTCGCAGATCGCCTCCGCGTACCCGGGCGGCAGCCCGATGAGCGTGTCAGGGTCGCCGACTTTCGCCTCCAGCAGCGTGTTCGCCTGCTCGCAGCCCCTGCCGGTGATCAACAACAGCTCGTGGCAGGGCTCCGTGGGACCCGTCTCGTCCTGGACCGACAACGTGGTGCGGTTCCTGCTCGCGGTCCCCTCGGGAGGCGACACGGACGGCGCGGTGGTCGCCCGGTTCACCACCACGGGCACGGTCAAGCGCGTGGATCTGGTCTACAACACGGCCAGCGGCGGGGAGCTGACACTCAAGGGCTACGACGCGGGCGGGAACGCGCTGTTCACCCTGGGGCCGTATCTCAGCCCGAGCGGCGGGGGATGGAATGGTGTGCTGAGCCGGGTTTCGATGCAGCTGGTGGCCGATGGCGCGAACGTGGACTACCAGATCGTGGCTCTTCAGGTGAACAACGACGCGGGCACGCTGGCGGCCGGCACGCTGGCGGGCGCGTCGATCGGTGCGGTCAACCAGGTGATCATCGACCCGAACAGAAACCTGGTGGGCGCGACCGTCGGGCATATCTCGGTTCAGAGCGTCGCCGATTCGCTCGGCAACCTGGTCAACCAGATGGATGCGTTCAACTTCGACTCCGCACCCGGGCGCCTGGAGCGGCTGTGCACCGAGCAGGGCGTCAACCAGGTCTCGGTGTACGGGGACGACGCGAACGAGGCGTCGATGATGGGCGCCCAGAGTCCGGACACGTTCGTGAACCTGCTCAAGTCGTGCGTGGACGTGGACGCGGGCATGCTGTTCGAGGCGCGCGACCAGGTGGCGCTCGCGCTACGGCAGCGCTGGACCCTGTACAACCAGGGCACCTCCTACGGCCTTAGTCCCTTCCAGTTGACGCTGGACTACTCGCAGCACCAGCTGTCCGGGGTACCGAGCCCGACAGACGACGACCTGTACATCCACAACGACGTGACCGTGTCGCAGACCTCCGGGACCTCGGCGCGCCAGACCCTGAGCGACGGCTCGGCCCTGTCGGTCTCCCCGCCCCCGTCAGGCGTGGGCGAGTACGCCACCACCTACCCCCTGAACGTGGGCAACGACGGCTCGTTCATCGGGCAGAGTTCGATCGCGGACGAGGCCGGGTGGCGGCTGCATCTGGGCACGGTGAACGAGCCGCGGTTCCCGAGCGTGTCGGTGAACCTGCGCCATCCGGCCTTCCAGAACAACCTCGCGCTGATGAACGCGGCGCTCAGCGTGGACATCGGCGACCTGATCGTGATCAACAACCCGGACGGGTGGCTGTCCGCAGACCCGATCCGGCTGCTGATCATCGGGATGAGCGAGACCATGGGGGCGTTCGAGCACGACATCGTGTTCAACTGCGTGCCCGAGTCCCCGTATCGGATCTTCGTGCCGGACGATCCGGTGCTCGCCCGCGCGGACACCGACGGCTCGACGCTCGCAGCACCGGCCGGCGCCACGGACACGACGCTGAGCGTGGCGACCACGAACCCGTCCTCCCCGCAGTGGACCACCGCCGACAGCGACTTCCCGTTCGACATCGACGTCGGCGGGGAGCGCATCACCGTCACCAGCATCGGCACGATGATCGGCAGCAGCGACGGCACGTTCGAGTCCGGCGTGAGTGGCTGGTCCACCAGCTCGGGCACGTTCGTGCAGTCCTCCGCGCACGCGCACTCCGGGACCTTCAGCGGCCTGCTGACCCCGGACGGGGTCACGCAGCTGGTGACCGCGGCCAGCGACTTCGAACTGGTGACGGCCGGCGCGATGTACTACGCGGCGGGCTGGTTCTACATGCCCAACGCGTATGCGGGCGTGCAGCTGCGGGTCAACTGGTTCACCGGGCTGACCGGCGCCGGGTTCCTGACCTCCAGCAACGTGCAGCAGGACATGTCTGCGGGTGTGTGGACGCCGTTCTCCGCGGTGTTCACCGCGCCGAACGGCGCGAACTCGATGCGCATCGAGCCGCTGATCCCGAACACGCCCCCTGCCGCGGACGTGCTGTATATCGACTCGTTCGTGTGGTACCCGCTGGCGGGACCGCAGATCTTCTCCGTGACGCGCAGCGTGAACGGCGTCGTCAAATCCCAGACCCAGGGCACGGACGTGCGCCTGTGGCAGCCGTCGATTCTGAGCCTGTAGGGGAGGGGCTGTGACGTTCAACGCTGGCCAGCGGATCACGGCGGCCGAGCTGAACACGAACACGATGCAGCTGATCACCAGCACGTCGCTGCTGGGTGCGGCGGCCAGCGTTCAGCTGCCGATCACGGGCGCGTACAACTACCTCAAGGTGCTCTGGCGGGCGCGCTCGAGCGCGGCTGTGGCCGCGCAGCAGATGTACTTGCAGATCAACGGGGACACGGGCAACAACTACGGTTGGCAGACCAACGAGGCGAACGCCGCGAACGCTGTCTCCGGCACGCATTCGACGGCCGGCGTGAACGTGATCCAGATCGCGACGATCACGGGCGCGTCCGCGACCTCGTCACTGTGGTTCGCCAGCGGCGAGTTCACGGTCGGCGGGGCGTCGGACACGACGAACTACAAGACCGTGTCCGGGGTCGGTGCGGCGTTCGTGACGGCGACCAACAGCTATGCGGGCACGTACGGCGGCCAGTGGCAGAGTGCGGCGGCGGTGACGTCGCTGACGTTGTCGCCGGCGTCGGGCAGTTTCGTGGCGGGCTGCCTGTTCAGCGTGTACGGGCTGGACTAGCCGCGCTCTCGCTTGGCGGGGCGCGGTGCGGCATCATAGGGATGTCCGATTATCGGGCGCTGGTGTCCGGTGACGGGTACAGGAAGGCGGGCGTCGTGGCTCTCACAGACCTGAGCGTGCTCGACGCGCACAAGACCGGCGGGTTCCCGCCCGGCTACCCCGCGGCGGTGCGCACGTTCTACAGCCCGGTCGACGACGTGCACGGCGCACTTCTGGACGTGGTGCGCTCCGCCAAGCGCAGCCTGGTCGTGGCGATGTACGGGTTCGACGATGACGAGCTCGCGACGGCGCTGCACGGCAAGCTCGAGGACGAGCACTGCTTCGTGCAGCTGACCCTGGACTCCTCGCAGGCCGGCGGGGTGCACGAGCGCGGGCTGCTGGCACGGGCCCGATTCCCGGCGAACTCGATCGCCGTCGGCCGCAGCGAACACGGCGCGATCATGCACATGAAGCTGGTGATCGCGGACGGGTTGGACGTGGTGACCGGCTCGACGAACTGGTCCGGGTCCGGCGAGAAGCTGCAGGACAACCAGATGACGGTGATCCGCGATCCGCTGGTGGCCGCCGAGGCGCGGGCGCGGGTGGACGCGATCCACGCGCACATGCTCAAGGCCGTGACGGCGTGAACGCGCAGCGCCGCGAGCCGGTGATCCTGGGCGCGGCCGACGGCCTGGTGATCGTCCTCGGCCTGGTGGTGGGTCTCGCGGTCGCCCGCCAGCCGGGCAGCGCGGTGTGGCACAGCGCGCTGGCCGCCGGGGCGGCCGAGCTGGTGGGCATGAGCGCCGGGGTGTGGCTCTCCACCGGCGAGCGCGCGCAGGCCGCGGCGTGCGGGATCGCATCGCTGGCGGCGTGCGTGCTGCCCGCGCTGCCCTACGCCCTGGCCGGCGGCGTCCGTGCGTTGGCGGCGACGCTCGCCCTCGTGCTCGCGGTCGGTGCGCTGATCGCGTGGCTGCGTCCGCAGCGCGGCGCGGCCGCCGTGGCCCAGACCTTCGGCGTGCTGGGTGCGGCGGCGGTCCTGACCGCGGGGACGGCGCTGCTGTGAGGCACCAGTGGGAGTGGGCGCACCGGCACCCGACCGTGCGGGCACCGGGTCAGCTCACGCTGGGGGAACGCGCGGCGGACCGGATGCGCAACGGCATGGGTTCCTGGGCGTTCGTGTTCGCCGCCTGCTTGTTCCTCGCCGTGTGGATGACCGCCAACGAGGTGTGGGCGCACGCGCACGGGCGCACGTTCGACGCCTACCCGTTCATCCTGCTCAACCTCGTGCTCTCGTGTGTGGCGGCGTTGCAGGGCGCGATCCTGCTGATCGCGGCCAAGCGCGCGGATCAGATCAGCAGCGAGCTGGCGCGGCACGACTACGTGACCAACGCGCAGGCGCTCGCGCTGCTGCGGCACCTGGTGACGCGCCAGGGCGTGGAAGAGGCGGAGATCGAGCAGATCCTCGCCGCAGTCACGGACGGCGGTGGGGTGTGAATCCGTACATCGTGGCGTCGCTGATCTCGACGGTGGGCGCGGTGGCGTGCGTGGTCCTCACCGCGGTCCTCCAGAACAGGCGCATCGATCGGGACAACCGGGCGGCGCTCGCGGACCAGACCAGCGAACTGAAGGCGCACGCCTGTCCGCGGTGCGGCTTCGTCGCCAGGGAGGAAGCATGACGGTATACGCGCACGGCATCGACTACGCGTGGGCGCACCCGGACCCGGGAGCCATCAAAGCGGCCGGATACGACTTCGTGGTTCGCTACTACAGCCGCGACCCGAGCAAGAACCTCACCCGCGCCGAAGCCGACGCGCTGACGGCAGCCGGGCTGTGGATCGTCGGCAACTGGGAACACACCGCACAGGACGCTCTGGGCGGCTACGCGGCCGGGGTCGCGATCGCGCGGCTCGCCCGACAGCTGGCCGACGCGTGCGGGCAGCCGACACCACGCCCGATCTACGAGAGCGACGACTGGGATGTCACCCCCGCGCAGGAGGCCACGATCACGGACTACCTGCGCGGCTGGGACTCGGTCATCGGCGTCGCGCAGGTCGGCGAATACGCGGGCTTCTATCCACTCAGAGCCCAGCGCGACGCCGGGGTCACCTCGTGGGAGTGGCAGCCGCGCGCCTGGTCCGGCGGCCGGTGGGAGCCGCGCGTCAACATCGTGCAGACCGGCACCGCGATGGTCGGCGGCGTGCAGGTCGACGTCAACGAGGCGTGGACGGCGGACTACGGCCAGTGGCAGCCAGGTCGGCTGCCTTTCCCCTCACCTGTTCAGGAGGACACCATGCAGGCTCTCTACGCCGTCGGCAACGCGCCGGACGGCAGCAACCCGGGGATCTGGTTCTGGCGTGACGGCCGGTACGGGTACGTCGGCAGCATTCCGGAGCGCGACTTGATCGTCTCGGTGTTCGGGGTGCAGGAGACGCCGCTGCCGCACGCGGCGCACCAGGTGCTGCTCGGCTTGACCGCTGCGCCTGCGGTTGCGCTGACCGACGCGCAGATCGCAGCGATCGCAGCGCAGGTCAAGGTGCCGACGAAGCTGACGCTCACCGGCACCGAGCAGGTCACCGAGACCGGCGAGCTGTCCTAGGCAGCCCAGTCGTCGATCCCGCCGAGATGAAAGCGCGAGGGGTGAGGTGGGTGGCGGCAACGAGCCAGTGCACCGCTGGGAGTTCGATCTGTGGCGCGAGGGATGGGAGCGCCGGATCCGGGAGCTTGAGCGGTTGCATGACGGGCACGAGGAAGGCCACGAGCAGCACGGTCGGCCGGAGCGTGGTGTTCCGGCTCGGGCTGGGGAGCGGCGGCGATGGAGCGTTCCGGAGATAGTGGTGGCGGCGATCACGGCGGCCGGGGTGGTCGCGGCGGCGGCGATCACGGCGCTGGGCAAGTGAGGGCCGCGCCGCGTGGGTTCTACGGGGTGTGCGGGTCGATCCTGGCCGCGGCGGCTGCGGTGATCGGGGTGAATCTGGCGCATCATGTGCCGGCGGCGGGTGGGGCGCGGGCCAGCGGTGGGCGCGCGGTGGTGGCCGCTTCGCCGTCTGCTTCGGCGTCTGGGCCGTCGGCGCTGCCGTCCACGTCCCCCGGTCCGGTGCGTGCCGCGGCGCGCTCCACCGTCCCGCAGCCGGTCGCGTCGCCTTCGTCGGTTCCGAGTCCACGCCCGACGCCTGGGCCGCCGCATAGCCCGAATCCCGGGCCTGGTGCGGCGATCGTCGGCGTGGTGGTGCCTTTGCGGGGGTCGACGCCGGTCGCGTTGCGCGCCGCGGTGGTCGTTCCGGCCGCTCCGCCGTTTCCCGGGTTGAAGCTGGCGCTGCTGCTGCCTTAGCGCTGTTCGTAGCCGGGTGGTATCGCGTCTTCCGGTTCGACGGGCAGCCCGGTGGCGGTGCGCGCCTGCCAGTAGGTGTCGGCGGTGGCGTGCCCGAGCAGGTAGTGCACGGCGGGTTTGCTGACGCGCAGGTCGGGGTGGGTGCTGTCGCGGATGGCCTGGCGGCGTAGCGGGGTGTCGCGGGGTGTGCCGGGCAGCGTGGACAGCAGTGCGGCGACGCCTTCCTCGTATTGGGTGTGGGTGACGCTGCCGGTGCGTACTGCGCGCAGCAGGGTGTCGAGGCCGGCGAGCGCGGGTGCGCGGGCCGGGTCGATTGCGGGTTGCACGGGAGGTCGCCGCAGTCGGGGTGCCGGCGGTGTGGTTCGGCGGCGCTGGGCGCGTTCGATGCGGCGTGCGACGCCGATGACGGTCACCGCGATGGCGCCGAGGGCCGCGAGGCCTGCTGCCGGATCCGCCATATGCCCCACCCCTTTTGACGGGGTGTCACTGTAGCGCGACTCTCCGGGTCGCGGGAACGGGGGGGCGGGCGCGAGACGATTGATGACGTTCGAGTGCGTTCAGGACGTTTCTGCGGCACGATACCGGCATGGACGAGGCCGCATACGTGTTGACCCGCTTCGGCTACCTGCGCGATGAGATCACCGAGAAGCGGGCGCGGGAACTGTTCGAGGACGCGCTGGCGCGCGGCGCGGTGACCAGCGGGGACCTGTCGGGCGGGTTCCGGTTCTGGAGGCACACCACGGACGACGGTGTGCGTTTGGTGCGCTGCCGGGTCGAGCGGCTGCCGGTAGCGGTCGCGGTGTCGTAGCTGCGGTCAGGCGGTCTTCGAGTGCGCCGCGCTCCCGCACTGGGCGAGCAGCTTGCCTGCGTCGGAGGTGAGACCTGAGGCGTCGCGTTCCGCGGCCGGGCCGTCGTAGCGTTCGAGGTCGGCCACGATGGCTTGCGCGTCGGTGCGGACAGCTGCGGATGCCGGGTCGCTGCCGGGGGTAGCGTTCGCGAGGTCGGTCAGGATGCTGACGGCGCGCTCGCCTGGGATGACGGTGTGGCCGAGGGGTGTGATCTGGCCGTACCAGACGGCGGCGAAGGTGGCGCAGTCTGCTGGCGGTCCGTCGGTTGCGCGAGCGGGTGCGGTGTGCGCGCCGGTCGCAGCGCACAGGATCGTGACGAGCGGCAGCGCGGCGAGGCGTGCGGCGAGGGTCCCCCGGGTCATGGCGTCCAGTGTGCACCCAGGGCGCGTTCGAGGGCTGCGTTTCCTCAAGGTTGCGCCGGCGTGTCCGGGCGGGTCGCGGAGCGGGTGAAGAAGTCGCGCTTCCAGTTGGGTCGGTCCTGCTGCTGGATCAGTTCCCAGATGTCGCCGGGGGTGACGTACCCGTCCCAGCGTCCGTCGGCGAACAGGTGCCAGCCACCCTCGGCCGCGGCACGATCGACCAGCTGCGAGCAGATCATGTGGCCGCTGGATTTGACGTAGTCGCGCAGCCACGGGATCGGGAGGTGTAGGCGGTGCGCGGCTAGGGCGAAGTAGTCGGCGGCCGAGTAGGGGACGGGCCTGGGCTCGGTGAAGGCGCGCGCCGCGGCGGCGACCGCGTGGCGGTATGGCTCGGGGCAGTGCAGCCAGGCGATGTTGCGCGGGTTGTACTCGGTGAGTGGTACTTCGCGTGCGCCGCCGGGTTCGGCTTCGACGATCTGGATGATCGGGGGCTGGCCGCCGCCGGACGGGATGACTTCGCTGACGACGAAGGCGTGCTCGAAGTCGGCGAATCCAGTGCCGTTGAGCCATTGGCCGAGGCGGATCAGGCGGCCGACGTCGCCGGTGATCTGGGTGACGCCGATGTCGCCGAGCTGCGGGGTGTACATCACGCACCGTCCCGGATGCGTTCGAACACGATGGCGAAGTCGAACTCGGTCGGTCCGAGCGCGCGGTAGCGCAGGGGCTCGCCAGCGTTGTCGATGGTGAGCACGCCTTCATCAAAGGTGACGTCGCGCAGGGTGGCGGAGAGCAGGTCCATGCTGAGCGCGATGACGTCGGGTGGCTTACCTTCGATGCCGATGCTGCCGTCGGCGTAGCGGTGCAGCGCCAGGGGGCTGTAGGCCTTGTGGTGTGCGGTGGATGGGTGCACGCGGCACCAGGTGAGGATCTGCTGTGCGAGCGTGACGATGCCCTCGTTCGCCGTGTCCATCACCGGCCGCCGATGGTGACGGTGGTGAGGTCCGTCTCGGGGTCGGTGTGGACCTTGACGATGGCTTCGATGGTGGCGGTGGGCATCTCGCGGGGATCGAGTTTGACGTTGACGAGGGTCACGTGCCCGCTGATGTCTTCGCCGCCTGCCGTCAGGACGCGGAAGCCGGTCTTCCGGGCCACGTCAGGCGGCGGGTTCGGCCGGCGCTTCGGCTGCCTTGGCGGCGTCGTGCGCGCCTTCGGCGGCGAGCTTGCCGGCGTCGACGGCGGCCTCGGCCTCGGCGGCGTTGATGCCCTGGGTTTCGGCGGTGTGCACGACGTCGGCGGCGTCGGTGGCCGCGTCGTGTTCGAGTACGGGGGCGTCGGCCTTGAGGGCGTCCCAGGCGGCGCGCAGGCGGCCGGAGAGTGCGTGGCCCTCTGACTCCAGTGCGGTGACGATGTGGTCGATCTCGATCTCGGCGGTCTTGATGACGCCCATGGTCGTGTCTCCCGGGTCGGTTACTGAGTGAGGCTCACTATGTGGGATCGTAACCGATGCGGGTTGTGCTCGTTAGTGGTCGCGGAGGGGCGGCGTTGGCGGGGCTTTCGTGGCAGGTGAAGTACCTGCGCAGGCAGTGCGGGCTGAGGCCGTTACCGCCGTTGCCGTTTTCCGGTGGCGGCTTCCCGCGCGGTGAGCCGGTGCCGCTCGGGCAGGCTGGTGCGCCGGTACCAGTCGCCGGCGTGCTGCGAGGGGACGCGGCCGAGGCCCTGACACTCGCGGCAGTGGTCGTAGGGGTAGGCCTTGCGGGCGAGGGTGTCGAGCTTGCGGCTTGACGGGGGCTTGCGTCCGGCCGCGGCGTGGTCGGCCAGGATGCGGGCGATGTACTCGGCGCGCAGCTTCTCGGTCAGCTCCCGGTTGACGATGCCCTCGTCGCAGGCCCGACACGGCAGCGTGGGTCCGGCATACCGCCCGCGTTCGGCCTGCCGGGCGGCGCGGCGCTGCTGTTTGTCGCGGTTGCCGTTCTCGCGGGAGGCGAGCCAGGCGGCGATGCCGGGCAGGCCGGCGTTGGTCATGGCGCGGCGGGCGAAGGTCTTGTCGCGGCCGCGGGCTGGGCGCCCGTGAGTGGGGCACGAGGTGGAGCCGGTGATCCGGCCGTCGGCGGTGATGGTGGCGATGCGGCCGGTGCCCTGGCAGGGGCAGGTGAGCGCAAGGTAGACGCCGCGCAGGTTCTTGCCGGGGGCGAGCGCCGGGTCGGGGATGACGCCGACCGTCTTGCGTGGAGCGCGCGTGGCCGGCTTGCGGGCCGGCCTGGGTGCCGCCTTGGGTTGAGGCCGCGTAGGTGCGGTCTTCTTCGCTGCCGCCTTCGGTGCGCGGGCGCGCTTCGCCGGCGGGTCGCCGGGCAGGCCTGCGGCCAGCCGTTCGGCGCGTTCCTGCGCTTCCCGCAGCGCCCTCTGCGCCTGAGCCCAGGTGATCGGCTTGCCGGTGCGCGGGTTGACTGCAATCGGCGGATTGGGCTTGCGCACGCGCGGCGGCTTGGGTGCGGCTTTCTTCGCCGCCGCGGACTTCTTGCGTGCCTGCTGTGCCGCGCGCTGAGCTTTGCGCCGCTCGGCCTGCGCTTTCGTCCGCTCACGGCGCTGGTGCGCCCGGTACTGATCGCGGCGGTTCCTGTTGTTGGTGACGGTCTTGTGCTTCCACGGCGAGGTGACGATCGCCTTGAACGTCTGGTGTTTGCCGCCGGAGATGAACCGGGCGGCGATGCGGTTCGGGCGCATCGCCCGTTTCGCGCGACGGTAACGGCGGCCCATCACGCCTCCTTACGCAGGCGTAGCTTGCAGGCCTCGTCGTCGCGCCAGTAGCGGGTGTCGCGGCCCTCCTCTTCGAACAGGACGTAGCCGCTCTCGCGCCAGATTTTGCAGCAGTCCCGTGCCTTGGCCAGCGACAGATCCTCGTGGCCCGCGCGACGGGCGGCGACCACCAGGCCGCTGACCGTCGCGCCCTCGCGGCCGAGTTCGCCGAGTACGTTCCACGCGGTCTCGTGCTTCGCGTCGACCTTCGTGCCGTCGGGGTAGAGCGTCACCAGCCGCGGGCGCCCGTACGCCGGGGCGTCCTGCGGCTGCGCCTTGCCGCCGCCGTTGTCCGGCCCGGTCCCGGTCGGCACGCCCTGGGCCAGTACTCGCGCGACCGCGGCGGCAGTGCGCGGATGCAGCTGCGCACGCGGCGACTGCGCGATCTGGTCCGAGATCTTCATGGCCTTGGACGGCTGGATGAAGTCGCCGCGGGAGACCACCGGGTGCGAGTGCTCCGGGGAGCGCAGCATGAACATGCCCTGTAGAGGAAGGTTGCGCTCGCTCGGCTTCCAGCCCTCGCCCCACGCGCCCTGGCCGAAGATGACGCCGGCCTGGGTCGCGCCCTTCGCCTGGTAGCCGAAGATGTTGCCGAACTGGCTGCCGCCGTCGGTCGAGTTGCCCAGCGCTTTCGCGCTCGGCGACTGCGTGGCGCCGACGAAGTAGATCCCCAGGCCCGCGCCGAGCTGCATCAGTCGCAGCCACATCTCGTAGATTGAGGGGTCCAGGCGCAGGAAGTCGGCGAGCTCGTCCACGACGATGACGATCGCGGCGCCGTGCACGGCCGGGTCCCACTCCCACACGGGCTCGCCCGTGCGCTCCCGCTCCTCCTTGAGGATCTCGCCGTTCTCCTCCATCGCCGCGACCGCCGCGGCGATCAGCAGCGCCGCTTTCGGCAGGCTGTCGGCGAACTGGGCCGCCAGCGCAGCGAACGGGCCGAGCGCGAGTTGTCCCGGTTTCAAATCCAGCAGCCACAGCTGCGCATTCCTGGTCGCGCCGATCGAGCACACGGCGACCTGCACGCCCGCCGATTTCCCGCGCCGGGTCTTTCCCGCGAAAAGCGTGTGCCGTTTGGCGAAATTCACCATCACCGGCTCGCCGTAATGCGTCAGGCCCATCCGGATCGGCTTGGTGATGTCATCGTGCTGCGGTCCTTCCCACGGGATGACTTCCAGTAGTGGGCTGGCTTCGCCGAACCGCGCCATCAGGATGACCTCGTTGCCCTGCTCGCTGCCGGCCTCCACGGCGATCTGCCGGGCGCGCAGGTTGTTCTTGAGCACTTCGCTGCGCCGCACGACCGACTCGGGGTCGTTGGTGGCGGAGCCGGGCAGTCCGACGATGACGTTGAAGGCGTCCTTGTCGATGCGCTCGAATCCGCGCAGGGTGATCGGTTCGATGCCCATGTCCGCGAACGCGCGGCGCACCAGCTGCTCTTCGTGGGAGACGATCTCCCCGGCAATGGCGGGGGCGGCAGCGGGCGTGCCGCCCGGCATCGGCACCAGTGCCGGGGTGGTGGCGGTGTGGTAGTCGACGACGAACTGCCGCTGCTCGCGGATGCGCGACTGCCGGTTCTGGAACCAGGCGTAGTAGCCGCCGGCACCGGGGATCAGGGTGACTCCGGCACTGAGGAACGAGATGCCGGTGATGCACGCGGTGCCGAACGCGGTCAGTGCCGCCCCGCTGATGCCGATCACGTGCGCGCCCGCCGAGAGCGGTTCGCCGTCGCCGTTGATCGCGCGGATGGCGTGGATCGCGGTGTACGCGAGGCCGTTGAGGATGCCGAAGCCGAGGAACACGGACCCGAACCACGGGTGCATGGGCTCGGTGGCCGCTGCGCCCCAGCCGCACACGTCCCCGACGATGACGCCGAGCGCGGGGAAGAGGTGCCGGTCCTGCATCCACTGGAACAGCGACCAGCCGGTGCGATCCGCGAGGCCGGGGGTCAGCTGGTCCGCCACGTGGTCGGGCAGCTGCGGGTATGGCGACGCCATGTCGTAGACCGGGCGCGTGGCGATCGTTTGCGGCGCGTACGCGGGTAGGTACGGGCTGACCTGCGGCGGGATGATCGCGGCCGGGGTTGACGCCACGCCACGCGGCACGATCTCGCCGCGGATCGAGTCGGAAATCCCGATCGCGCCGGCGTTTTCGTCCTGCGTGGCGTGGCGTGGGGCGTGGCGGCGCATCAGCCGACCTCTTCTCGTTCGGGTTCGGCGTCGCCGCCGGCGAGTTCCTCGGTGGCCGAGCGGATGTTGCGTTCGGAGCGTTCGCCGGTCGGGATGGGCAGGTCGGGGTGGGCGCGGCGCAGCATGGCGGCGAGGGTGGGTGCGCTGGGGGTGTCGCCGTCGTGGGCGATCACGTACTGCTGCCACAGCGGGAGCGCGAGCACGGCCCAGTCCTTGGGTCCGCGGCGGCCGGGGGTGGCAGTGAACGCGAGCAGCTTGCCGCCTTCGCTGCCGGATGACTGCCGTGCGGCAGCGGCACTGCGGGCGGCAGTAGGGGGCGGCAGTGCCGGGGTTTCGGTGCCGGGCGGCAGTGCGCTGGCTGCCGCCTTCGGTGCCGGTTCGCTGCCGCTGCCGGGTGCCGATGTCGGGGCGGCGGTGCCGGTTCGCTGCCGTGTGCTCTCGCGGTTCGCTGCCGCCTTCTCGCTGCCGCCCGACTGCCGCCGGGCCTCGGTCAGGTTGCGCCACAGCCATGGCGCGAGAGCACCCCAGCCGATCAGCAGGGCGGGACCCACGCAGTCGACCGCGGCCAGCCGCCAGTGCCGTACGTGCAGGGCGGCGCCCGTGTTCAGCCAGATCATGATCAGGCCGCAGGCGAGGGCGGACAGGTGCGCCGGCCACAGGTGCCGCTCGTCGCTGCCGTGGGTCGACAGGTAGGAGGTGGCGACCACGAGGACCATGACGGCGAGGTCGACGGCGGGGCCGTTGAGGTAGGCGATGCGGTGTTCGACGCCGAGGGATTCGAGGAATGCGCCGACGTTTCCGAAGGAGAAGAAGAACACCAGTAGCGGAATGAGGCTCAGGCCGATTCCGACGATCCAGAACGTGATCGTCTCAACCCAGTCACGTGCGCCGTGGCTGTTCTTCCGGGGTCTCATTGTCGCGAGCTCTTTCCTATTCGGTTTTCCGGTCGGCGAAATAGCGATGCGGCTAGTTGGTCGGCGCGGGCAGGCGGGTGGCGAGCGCGATAAAGGCGGCGGCCATGGCGGCATAGAGCGCGTCGCGCAGGATCGGGGCGGGCTGGTAGCCGTAGCGGGCGATCAGGAACAGAGCGATGCCGACAGCGGCCTGTCCGGTGGTGGCGACGGTGCGGGTGAAGCTGCGGTCCTCGGTGTCGGCGGTGCGGCGCGTCAGCAGCGCGCCGGCCGCCATGGCGAGGCACAGCAGCAGCCCGAGAGCGATCAGTGCGGCGGTGACGGCGGGCATGGTCGGCTCCGGTCTTCGGTCAGAGGGTGTTGGGTTCGAGGCTGAAGTACATGACGTAGCCGTCGTGCTCGCCCCAGCCGGCGGAGGCGCGGGAGTCGTTGAGCAGGAAGGCGTAGGCCTGGGCGCGGGGGGTGCCGGGCTTGAAGATGACGGTGCCGGAGTAGTTGGCGATCTCGATGCCGTCTGGGGCGGCGCGCTGGAGGGTGAGGATGGCGTGGTACTCGGCCGGGTCGGCGCTCACCGGTTCGGCTCCTTCGCTGCTGGTGTCCGGCTGGCGGGGCGCCCGCACCTCGGGAGGGGGGCGGGCACGAGGTGCGGGCGGCGTCTGGGGGCGGGTTATGCGGCTTGCTGGGTGACGAGGTGCGCCTCGACGTACGCGGGATAAGCGGCGACCGGGATGCGGATGCCGCGCCGCTCGCCGATGCGGATGGCTCCCGGGATCTCGCCGCGCTTGACTGCGGCGTAAATCTCGGCGGGCGTGGTGCGGAGCTTGGCGGCGAACTCGGCGACGGTGAGCCAGCCGCTGTCGGCGGCTGGGTCCATTGCCGTGTTGCTCGCTGAGTCCATGTGCTCATTCAAGCGCAGCAGTGCGCTTACTCGCAACAAGACTGCGCTTACTCAAGGGGGCGCACGGAAGCGAAAAACCCCGGCCCGCCGAAGCGGAACCGGGGCGCGGCAGGTCGGGGGCTACGAACCGAAGCGGTAGCGCAGCACGTACGCGTCGGCGAGCATCCGCATGTGCGTGACCTCCACCGTGCGTTCCTGCTCGGTGGCGGCCTCGCGCAGCACGTCCAGCACGATGCGCCGCGGGCCGACGCGCAGCGTCTCGCGCTCCTGCGCGTCCGGGAAGCGCGCGCGCACGTCCTCACAGAACAGCGTCGGCTCCAGGCCGAGCTCGGCCAGCCGCGCGTAGGTGCCGCCGGGGCCGGTGTCGATCTCGGCGATCTGCGTGCCGCCGACCGCTGCGGCGTCGAGGTAGGAGGCTGCGAGCTGGATGCGCTGCTTCTCGACGGTGAACACCCGGTCGCGCACGAGGTAGCGGGGGGCGTCGAGCAGTGCGCGCACATCGGCGGGGACGTCGGCCGCCTTGACGGTGCGCACGCGGGTGTCGACGTGCATCTCGCGGTCGCCGATGTCGGCCTGCCAGATCGATCGGCCGCGTTTCCACTGCTTGCCGGCGAGGCGGGTGGTGGCGTCGCGCACGATGGGCTGCCAGGCGCGTACGAACACGCCGACGCCGGCGCGGATGTCGAGCAGGCCTTCGTCTTGGAGGACGGCGAAGGCTTTGTGGATGGTGGTGTGGCTGACGCCGAACTGTTCGGCGATCTGTTTGGCCGGCAGGAGCGGGCGACCGGGGGTGATTTCGCCGCGCTCGATCTGGGCGCGTAGTTGGTCGGCGATCGCGCGGTAGGGCGGATCGGTGGCCACGGTGCTCCCCTCGTCGCGCTGCTCCTGTGGAGAGTGTGCGCACTGTTGGCAGGTTCCGCCAACCCTAGCGCGCGTCAGCCAAGGACGCCGAAGGGCCGGGCGCCTCGTAGCGCCCGGCCCTTCTACTAGATATCTACTAGCCGCTTCCCTCCATGAAGGCGCGTTCGACGGCCATATTCGCGTGCTGGACCGCTTCGTGGTAGCCGGAGTTGGCGAGCCATGCCGCTTCGAACTCGCGTAGTTGTGCCGGCGCGAGGCCGCCTCTGGGCGGTGTTGGTGTCGGCCGTGGTCCGCGCGGTTCGAGGCCGATCAGTGGTTTGGCGTCGATGGCTTCGCGGGCCTGTTCGCTCCATCTCACGCTGGTCAGCGGCCATGCTCGGGCGTGATGGATCAGACCGACTCCGCGGCCGGCCTGCGCGAGGGTGACGGTGCAGTGGGTGCGTGTCCACTGGTCGTCTGCGAGTCGTTTGCGGATGGCGCGGTGTAGGCCGTCGAGTGCGCGCAGGGCCTGGGAGTCGACGGTCACGGCGAGCTCGGCGTCGCGGCTCACTGGACGCTCGCCCCCTCGGCCAGGCGCATCCCGGCGAGTTCCAGGAACTCGGCCAGTCCGATCTCGCTGTACCAGCAGTCGCCCTCTTCGCAGGGCTCGTGCCCGAACGCGGCGATGAGGGTGTTCGGGGTGTCGGGGTTGACGTAGTCTTGCGGGCTCGCTGCGGTTTCGACGCTGCCGCGTCCGGAGCGTAGCCGCAGGTAGTAGTACTGGCCGCTGGCGTCCCAGGCGTTCCATTGCGAGGGGCAGGCGCGGCAGGTCTGGATGACGCGCACGAGTGGCGGGGTGGGGGTGGACCATCCGCCGGGGCGCGTCCGGATCTCACCGGTCACTGGTCCAGCCACCTTGGGGTCTGATCGCGTTGAGCGGCGATCCAGCGTTGTCTCAGCCGTTCGTATTCGGCTGGGCTGAGCGGGCGGTCGTCGGCTACGGCTATCCAGCCGCTAGGCGGCGGTAGCTCCTGCGGTGTGGTGACGATCGGCGGCCGGTTGGCGCGGGCTTGGGCTTTGCGGCGCTCGTCGGCTCGGATGCTCGCAACGACGAGGGTGATGCCGCTCGCCACGAGCAGCACGACGAAGGCGAGGGCGGCGATCTGGACGGCGGTCATCGTCCCCCGCCGAGGATGAGGCCGCCGCTGGTTTTCGGCACGAGCCGCCCGCTGACGACGTCGACGTGCTCGTGGCACAGGCCGGTGCCGTCCACGATGACGTTGGCGAGGTTGGGTGCGGGCCGTGCGCCTTGGCGTACGTCGGCGGCGCAGGTCGCGCATTGCGGTGCGATCTGGAAGAGGATCCCGAGCTGCTGGGCGATCTGGTTGAGCCGCGCGTCGGCTGCGTCGACTCCGGCCAGCACGGGCACGGGCGCGCCGGCGCCAGCCTGTCCGGCCTCCAGCTGCGCGATCAGGTCACGCACCCGCTGGTACTTCTGCTCGGTGCTGTGCCCGTCCCAGGGGCGGTCCTCGCTGGTGCTGATCAGGACGTGCTCGAACAGGTCCATGTCGTCGCGGGAGATGTGCCGGCTGAGTTGGCCTGCGGGGGTCTCGACGATGGCGACGGCCCAGTCGGGCTCGTTCGGGTCGGTGTAGCCGATGTGGGACGGGTAGACGGCTGCGAGTAGCGCGACGAGCTGGGCGCGTTCGCGGTAGGGGACGCGGAGTGCTGCGTCCAGGTCATTTGCGCTGGGCGTGGTAGCGGGCTGGGTCACGGGGTCGCTCCGTTCGGTTCGGTGCAGGTGGTGGTGAGCCCGATCTCGCCGGGCAGTACGCGGTAGGCGCGGCAGACGGCGATGCGTGCGGCGGAGCGCGGTGTTCCGTCGCCGCGTAGTGCGCCGAGCAGCAGCGAGCGGGTGTGCTCGCGCATCCGGGGCAGGCCGCGCGGGGTGGACTTGCGGGGGCGGCTGGGTCGGATGACGGTCCGGGACGGCAGGGTGATGATCCGGTGCGGTCGGCCCTCGGCCATGACCTGATCCCAGTAGCGCTGCCAGTCGGCGGTTTCCTCTTCGTTCCACTCGGCGGGGAGCGTGAACGCGGGCGGCAGCCAGTCGGTCGCTGCTCGCCCGCGTACTTCCTCGCCGCTGGCGCGCAGCAGTTCGACGGTGCGCGTCTCGCGCACGCGCCGCAGCATCCGGTCGCGGCGTAGGCGGCGGGTCATCGGCTGGCGTCCGCGTCGGTCGCCGGGTCCCAGGCTGCGCCCCGTGCGTCGAGGTGCCAGTCGCCGGTGCCGGGGTGTCCTTGCGCCTTGATGCAGGGGCCGAGGATCCCGCCGAGGCCCGGTTTCGAGTGCTTGCCGCAGACGCTCAGCGGGACGGCTTCTGCGCCTCGCTGCGCCTCGCGGCTGGGTTCTGGCGCCGCGTCACTCGCGACTGGGCCTGTTCGCCCGTCAGCGTCGCTCTCCGCGCCTCCTGGCCCGCCTCCCGTCCCGAGCGCCGCGAGCAGTTGCGTCGCGTGCTCGTGTAGCGCCTGGGCGAGGTCCGCCGGTGCGGCGAAGCTGGGGTGCTTCGCGATGCCGTGGATGCGTCCGGCCAGGCGACGAGCGGCGGTCAGGCGTTCCTGCGTCGCGTGCAGCATCTCGCCGACTTGGTCGCGTGCGTTCTCCGCGCGGTCGGCACGCAGGGTCTCGGCGGTCAGCTTGTCGCGGACTTCGCCGCGTTCGTCGAGCAGCGTCCAGAGCTCGTCGATGGGGAACCGTGCAGCGGCGGCCCGGCCGGGATGTTCGATGAGCCAGTGCCGGATGCGGGCGGCGAGTTCGTCGGTGGCGTTCGGCGTCTCGGTCACTTCGCCGCGCTCCCGGACTCGGCCATCGCACCGAGCGCTTCGGCCCGCTCTTCGTCGCTGCCGTAGTAGTCCGGACCGAGCTGCGGGTAGACCTCCAGCAGCGAGTCACGCTCGCTCTCGCTCAGGTCCGGCAGCCACGCGTCTTCGGTACGCAGGTGCTCGGTGGGCTTCACCCGCCACGCCGGGCACAGGGCCCGGCCGTCGTCGGCGACGAACCACTGCTCGTTGGACGCGGCATCCTGGGCGTGCCCGATGGTGTCGAAGTGGTAGACGAAGTCGCCTTCGAACTTGTCGCCGCACACGTCGCAGTCGATGGTGACGCAGGTCTGGGTCTTGGCGGTCATGCTCGGTTCCTTTGCGTGTCGGGTCGGTCGGCGGGGGCGGTGTGTGCTCGTGTGCGGCGGCGGACGACGGCCCCGGGGTTGGCCTCGGCGGCGAGCTCGGCCAGGCCGGTGAGGATCGCGGCCTCCATCTCGGCGCGCTCCTGCTGCGCGCGTACGGATGCGGCGCCGTCGAGGTGCCCGGCGATGTACGCGGCGCGGTAGAGGGCGCATGATCAGGGCGGGGTCCTCGCCCTGGTCGCGTCGTTGCATGGCGTCGATGAGGGTGTGGCGGTAGTCGTCGATGGCGTCTGGGGTGTCGGCGGCTTGGCGGGCGGCGGTGATGGCGTCGATCGCGTCGCCGTTGTCGATGGCGAGCAGGCAGTTGGCGGTCATCCGAGCACCGCCGCGACGCGCTCGCCGATCCACTGGGCGACGTTGCAGGACACCGCGTTGCCGGCTTGCATCGTCTGCTCGCCCTTGGTGCCGTGCACGATGTACTCGTTCGGGAAGCGCTGGGCGAGCAGCTGCTCGCGGGGCTGGAGCATCCGGAAGTAGCAGTCCTCGACCTCGACCGCAGGCGACACGAGCGCGGCGGAGTCCACGGTGCTCATCGTGTGCAGCGGCTCGGCGGTGGTCTTCGGCGCGGCGTTGCGGTACGGGATGACCAGCGAGTGATGGTCCGAGGTCGTCACGGCACCGAAGGGCTCGGCCGGCGACTTGACCCGGTGCTTCGGGTCGCCGCTGTAGTTCTTCACCACGAACGCGCCGTCCGGCACGACCAGGCCGTGATGGTTACCCTGCCCGGTCACTGTTGCCAGCGGATCGTCAACAGGTGCGGCGGTCGCGTGGTTGCGGTACTCGATCACGAAGGGCGCGGCGACGAGGGCTTCGAACCCCTTCGGGTTCGTCATGCGGGTACGCATCGGCGCAGCTGTCGACGTCGCGGTCTTGTTGCGCTGGCCGCCGCACGGAACCAGCAGCCCCTCGCCGATCTTCACGGTCCGTGACGGCAGCGGCGCCTGGTCGGCGGGGAACGCGCGCCCGTCATGCCCGGAGTGGTTCACCGTCAGCACGGTGCGCGTCTCGGGGAACATCGCCAGGCCCGCGCGGATGCGCGCCATCGTCGCCGCGGCGAGCGGGCGCCTGCGGTCGCCGATCCGCTCGCCGGTGTTCGCCCAGTCGATGACCGCAGCGGCGGGCCGAATGTACGGCTCGACCAGGCAGTGTCGGCACGCGGTGTTGGGGCAGCGGTAGTCGTACTGCTGCTTGTACTTGCCGATCTTGCGGCCGTTGCGCCACGCCTGCACCGCATGCACATTCTCAGAGCACTGCGGGCACCAGGCGAGCGGTCGCGGAGCGAGATCCGGCAGCGGCACGCCCTTGCGCGTGAACACGATGTAGATCCGGTCGCGCCACTGCGGCGCGTGCGCGTTCTCCACACCGCCGACATGCGCCGAGGACACCGACACGACCTGGCTGTTGTAGCCCAGTGACTCCATGCCGGCGCGCCACCAGTCGAACAGCTCCCAGTCGACGGCGAACTCGACGACGTTCTCGCACAGGATCGCGGTGTACCGGTGGATCTCGGTGGCGCGGATCACGTCGTACGCGGTGGCGCGGGTGCGTTCCCACGCCCCGGTCTCGATCGCGCCGTACTCCTCCAGGTCGAGGGCGAGCTGCCCCTTGACGCGCCGACGGCGTCCGCCGGCCGGGCTGGACTCCTGGCAGATCGGGGAGGCCCACAGGATGTCCGTGCGGGGCAGGCGCCGCATGTCGTAGTTGTTGATGTCGGCGCAGATGTGCTCGGCTCGGGTGTGGTTGGCGGCGTGGGTGGAGATCGCGATCCGGGAGTGGTTGGCGGCGAGCTTCAGCTCGAAACCGGCGGCCACGAGCCCGGTGGAGCTGCCGCCGGCGCCGCAGAAGATGTCGGTGAAGGTGATGCTCACGCTGATTCCCCCTGGGTCTGGCGGGTCGTGGCCAGCGCCTGCCGTCGCTGCCATGCGGCGCGGTTGCTGGCGGGTCGGGTGTCGTGGGCGCGCAGCTCGGCGAGCAGCAGGGCGCGGCGGTTCATGCGGCCACCAGCTCACGGCTGCGTCGGTGCACCGCGTCGAGGTAGTCGCGGCTGATGCCGAGGCGCGCGGCGATCAGGTCCGGGCCGACGCCGGTGGTGCGAGCGATGAACTCGGCGTCTTCGACGAGCGCGGCCTGCCTGCGGGCATTCGCGCCGAGGTCGGGCTGCGCCGCCGGGTCGTCGATCGTGTCGTCATCCCACGCGGCCGGCGGTGCCCAGCCGTTCTGCTCGGCGATGGTGCGGGCGTAGCGCGAGTCGCGGGCGCTGATGCCGAAGGCGGCCGGGTCGGCGTCCCAGAGCTCGTCATAGAGCCGCGCGACGCCGCGGGCGGTCCTGGCGCGCACGCGCGGGGTGACGAGCGGCTTGCGGAAGTTCGCGCGGTCGGCGCCCAGGCGCGCGGCGAGGTACTGCTGGGTGAAGCCGCGGGTCACCAGGGCTTGGATGCGGCGGCGGGTGCCGGTGGCGTCGGTCAGCGCGTCGTCAGCGAGCAGGTCGAGTGACGGGCGCAGGGCGAGCAGGCGGTTGGCGGTCTCGGGGCGCACGCGGCGCGACGGCGGCCGGGTCGGGGTGCCGTACAGCAGCTTGGACACGCTGCCGGTGGGGACGCCGGCGAGGCGGCAGGCGCGCTGCCAGCCGATGCCGTGGCGGGCGAGCATGGCGATGTGGTCGCGCACGGGCTGGGCGTCGACGTAGGGCTGCCACTGGCCGTAGGCGCGTAACCGGTTGCTGCGGTTGGCGTAGGTGCGGGCGGCTTCGGTGCACTGGTCGCAGCGGCATTTGCGGTGGACGTAGCCGGTGAGGGTGCCGTGGTCGACCGGCGGGGCCGTTGGGGGTTCGGCTGGCGCCGCCGCGGTCTCGCAGTCGATCCAGCCGTTGCGCTTTGCGGTGCTGACCAGGTGGCGGTTGTTGCGGGTGCAGGTGGTGGCGCGCAGGTCGCGCAGGCGCTTGGTGACGGCCTGCTCGCTCTCGCCGAGGCGGTCGCCGATCTGGGTGACGGTCAGGCCCCCGGCGACCATGGCGATCAGCTGGCGGTCGGCGTCGGTGAGCAGGCTCGCGCCGGGACGCGGCAGGGTGACGGCGGTCACGGCTTCCTCCAGGGCGGCGTGATCTGGTCGGCGGAATCGGGCTGCGCCTGCCGCTCGGCCCTCTCGCGGCGCATCGCCTCGCCGACGAGGGCGACGAGCGCGGCGCGGTGCGGGCTCGTGTTCAGGCGCCCGTTGCTGTCGGTGGCGGCCGGGATGTAGCCGTTCCACTGATTGGGGTCGGTGTAGCCGAGCGGCGGTCCGGTCAGGGCGCTGGTCAGGTCGGCGTGCGCGAACACCAGGGCGCGGTTGCGCTGGGCGTCGCTCTTGAAGCCGTCGAAGTAGTCCGCCCAGTCGGCGCGGCGGCGCGCCGCGGCCTCGGGGGTTTCGCTGGGCACCTTTCCGAACACGCCGGCGAGAAGTTGCGCGACCGGGCGGCGCTTGGCGTCCGGGTCGGCCTGGCGGGTGCGGTTCTCTCGCAGCGCGGCGAGGTAGGCGCGTACGTCGTTCGGGTCGGCGTCGGGGATGTCCGCCTCGATAGCCGCGCCGGTGGTGCCAGCGGTGGTCGTGGTGCGGGTCTGGCGGGCGGCGGCCACAAGGCGTAGCACGTCGCGCGGCATGATGCGCTCGCTGGTGTCGGTGTAGTGCCGGACCACGGCGGCGCGGGCTTCGCGGGCTTCGAGGTGGCCGACGACCTTGTGCCAGGCGAGGACGTCGCTCGGGCCGACGGTGCGCAGGTCGAACGCGGCGCAGTCGCCGAGCAGTTCGCCCACCTCGGTCATCGTCATGGTCATAGTTGGAGTGCTCCGGATTCGAGTTGGGCTTGGAGCTGGGCGCCGACGGCACGGGCCTGGGCGACGCGCTGATCGGCGGTGGAGGGGCGGATGGGCACGACGTTGCCGCCGTACTGGGCTGGGACTGCGAGTGCCGTGCTCTCGGTGGCTCGGCGGCGTGCGGTGGCGCCGTTGACGAATCCGGGGAGGGCGGAGGGTCCTGCGTCCTTGCGCGCCCAGTCGGCCAGGCCTTGGCGCACGTCGTCGTACCGGATGCCTTCGGCGAGCAGGGCTTTGAGTTCCTTGCCGACGCGGCTGATGATCCGCTCGGGCGGTCGGTCCTCGGCGCGGAACTTCAGCCACTCGCCGAGAAGTGTTTGGGTGTTGTCCTCGGCAGGCGCGACCGGGGCTTGAGGAGGCGCTTCGAAGAGTCCTTCGGGCTCGGCAGCGCGCGGCGCGTCAGCGCCATGTAGTTGATCGGATAGATCGGAAGCGATCGGTATATAGGTAGATGGCTCAGCCTGAGCCGTGCCCTGGGCCCGCTCTGAGCCGTGCCTAGGCTCAGCCTGAGCCGTGCCTAGGCTCACTGTGAGCCCTGGCACGGCCCGCTCTGAGCCGTGCTCGCTAGGCCCACACTGAGCCGTGTCGCGATCTTCCCTAGGCTCAGCCTGAGCCGTGTTCTGGCTCTTGCCGATCGCCAGCCGATAGCGCGTGCGGACGCCGCGCACCCTCTCCTCATCGGTCGGACGCTCCCGCTGAACCCAGCCGTTCGTCTCAAGGAGGTTCAGGTACCGCTTGACGGTCGCCAGCCCGAGCCCGGATTCGTCAGCCAAGTCGGCCAGCGACGGGGTGTGCTCGTCGGGGATAACAGCCGTGCGCGTGTCGGCGCGGTTGGCGAGGACGAACATGAGCAGACGCGCGTGCGGAGGCAGCGTCGAGCGCGTCACCGCGTTGTTCACGCGCCACTTCAAGCCATCGGCCACGTGCGTCCCGTTCTAGTCAGCGGATCAGTTGGTCTGTGCGAGTGCGGCGCGCCCTTGCCGGATCAGCGCGTGGCCCGGTGCTTCAGCGGCCCGTACTCGTTGATCGCGTCCGGCAGCGGCTTCTCCGCGCACGTGAGCGCCCCGTCCTCGCCGGTGCAGTCCATGAGCGGCACCGGACGGCCGTTGATCGAGCTGATCCATCCGGACAGCCGCCAGGCGTCGTCCTCGGCGTCCACGAGCACGCCGGTCAGGTCGTAGGCATCGCCGGTGTTCGGGTCGGTCCAGGACGTGATGCGCCGCAGGATCGAGACGGTCTCGCCCGCGAGGATGTGCAGCGGCCGGGGCTCGCTGCCGTCGAGCGGCACCAGCACGATGCTGCGGGTGCTGGTCTCGCCCTCGGTGCTGTCGTCGTTGCGCCCGGCGGTGCACCACTCGCCGAGGCCCGCGAGCAGGTCGCCGGGACGCACGTCGATCGCGCGGACGGTCAGCAGCTGGTGGCCGGCGAGGTTGGGGGTGGGGTGGGTGGTCACTTCGCGGCCTGCGCCTTCGCCTCGGCGCGCTTGGCCTCGGCCGGGGTGCGGCTGAAGAACTCATCACTGGAGGGCACGCCGCCGCTGGTGCCGTTGTCGAAGGTCAGGTGGCTGACCTTCATCGGCGCGGTGATGTGCATGGTGCGGGTGACGGTCCACCATTCCTCGGTGCCGTCCTTGTCGTACTTCACGCCGTTGAGGACCTGGTAGCCCTCGCGGATGCCGCTCGCCTTGCGCCACTTGCCGATGGCGGGAAGCGCGCGGTGCTCGGTGGTGGTGGTCTCAGTGGTCACGGGTTCCTCACTCGCGCTGGGGTATCGCGTTTCATCGCGTATTCGCTATCATAGTCGTCATGTACACGAGAATCCAGCGGAGGCGAGACATGACAGTCATCAGCGACGAGAGCGCGGTTATGTACACTGCGGACATGGCCGGTCCTCCCGACGTGCCCGAAGAGATGAAGATCTTCGAGGTGCGCAATAAGTTCGCTGCGGTGATCGACAAGTCGCGCTACTTCGGCGGTGTCACATTTCTGATGAACCGTGGCAAGCGCGTGGCGGCGATCGTGCCGACCGAGGTCGGCGACTTGGCGCAGCGCCTCGGCGTGGACCGGCTGCTCGCACTCGGCGCGAACTGGACGCGCGACGAAGCCGACTCCTGACGCCGCGCGGGCACGCGAACGCCCCGGCACACGACCGGGGCACGCGGGGAGGGGGAGGGTCACGGGCGAGCACCCGCGTTCAGCTCGGTGAAGTCCTCAATCCCGCGCCCGAGCCACACCAGCAGCGTCACCAGCCCGTCAGCGTCCGGGGCCTTGCCCGCCTTGATCCGGGTCAGCGTGGACTCGCACACCCCGGTCTGCTCGGCGACTTGCTTCGCGTTCAGGCCCTCGCGGTGCGCGCGGGCGTAGATCGCCAGGTGCAGCGCGCGCACGTCGAGGCGGTGCGTGGTCCGGGCGCTCACGGCCGCACCCCGATCGCGCGGCCGGCGAGCGCGATCAGCGCCAGCGCCGCCTTGCCGCCCGCCCACACACCGGCACCGGCCAGCGCGGTCGCCAGCAGCATCCCGGCGGTCGGGTAGCGGAAGCGGCGGCGAGGGCGGGTCACGAGGGCTCACCGCCGACCAGATCACCGAACACCAGCGCGATGGACTCGCCGCGCAAGTCGCAGATCACCGCGAGCAGTGCCGCATGACACTGCTGCGGGTCGTCCGTCGCACAGAAGCACGCCAGCCGCTTGCCGACCAACTCCCGGCGTGCCCGGACCACCAACTCGGGATGATCGCGCAGGTGACCGAAGTACGCCTCAACGGCCTTAGCCGCGCCGCCGACACGCTGTGCCCGGTGCGGGTTGTGCCATGGCGACTTCGGCAGGTCCCAGCCGCCCATCGTGCAGCGGCGGCCGACCCACACCACGTCCCTGGCCGCCGGGAGGTCGAGCGACGGTCCGAACTCCTCCCGGCGACCCTTCAGGCAGATCGCCTGCGTCGAGGCGGTCACCGGCCCTCCCGCCACAGCGTCAGCGGCGCGTCACCGCGCACGTACAGCGGATGGCGCGGATGCCCGTCCTTCGTCACGCCGAGCGCCATCAGGTCGCCGAACTCCAGCAGCGAGCAGACAGTCTCAGCGCGGCCGTTCAGCGCACCGTGCACACCCCACGCCGCTATCACCGGCGAACCCTGCTTACGGGCCTCGTAGACGATCCCGTCGTTCAGCGGCCCTATCGGGTCAGGGTGCGAGTACAGGGCCTTCGGGTCGGTGGCCCGCAGCGCGAACAGGTTGACCACGATCAAGCCGCCGCAGCCCTCGCGCTTGGCGAACGCCTGGCAGCGGCGGATGGTCGGGTCCTCTACGAACGCGTCCGCGGTGGACGGGTTGAGCATCACGAACACTGCGGGCTTCGCCTCGCCCCAGTGGCGTTCGAGGGTGTAGCGGTAGGTGCGGGTCGGGTCGAAGGTGGCGCAGCGGCGCTCCACCAGGTCGTCGGCGCGGTCGGTGATGAGGTCGTGGACGCTCGGCTCGGTCACGTCGTCACCGGCCGATCGCGCCGGCAGTTGCCGCACGGCAGCAGGTGCGCGGCCATCACCGGGCAGTAGCAGGCCTCCGAGTGCCACGGCTCCGCGGCGGCCACGACCGGCCGCACCGGCACCGAGACGGGTCGCACACGCGGCTGCGCTGCCACCCACGGCACCGGCGCACGGCGCACCGCGGCACGATCCCGAGCGGCGGTAGCAGCGGCACGAAGACGCGCGGCGAGAGGGGGACGGTCAGCCATCGGAGCCGCCGCCCTTCGCGACGCTGTACCGGCGCGTGGCGGCAACGGCTACAGCGAGCACCGAGGCGAACGCGTCCGTCTGCACCTCCTCGTCGCCGGGGTGCGCGATCAGGAATGCCTCCCAGATTGTGCGTGTCAGCTCGCGGTCGTCGTTGCAGTTGGCAGTGATGAACCGGACGGCGAACGCCCCGGCCGGCCCTGCTTCCTCAGCGTTGACCCGCTGGCCCGACTCGACGTCGTAGACCAGCGGGAACAGGTCCATGTGCGCAGAGAGCGATTCGCCGTACGCGGTCGCGACGCAGAGCTTGACGATCTGCGAGAGGCCGCACAGCAGGCTGTAGGTCCACGCCTCGCCGTGCGCCACCACCTCGTTGAAGACGGTGTAAGCGCGGTCGATGTCGCCCTCGACGGCGGCTTGGAGCAGCGTCCACATGCGGTCGGTGATCTGGTCGACGTCGTCAGCCATCACTCGCCACCTTCGCTGCCCGCGCCCGGCTGCCCGTGCTTGGCCGCGTGACCGTCCACGTGCACGATCACCTCGCGCAGGATCTCCAGCGCCTTCTCGGCGGCGTGCAGCTTCCCGCCGAGCGAGGCGACGATCGTCTCCAGCCCGTCGATACGGTCCTTGGCGGTGCTGAGCCTGGCGAGCGCGTCCTGCTTGAGCGCGCGCTGCGTCGCGGCGTCAGCGAAGGCGGCGTCACGCTCGGCCCGCAGCCGCGTGTTGTCCGCCCACGCCGCCTCCACGGTCGTCGCGTCGATCTCGGCGAGGATCCGGCCGCTGCTCGTGCGGCTGTACGTCGGCCGCTCGCTCGGCGCTGCGGGGTCCTTGGCCACGAGCGGGGTCACCAGCTCGCCGTCACGGTCCCGTGCCAGCAGCAGCCCGCGCTCGGTCTCCACGCGGGAGAATCGGGCGGCGGGCAGCGGACGGTAGTTCGGGTGACGCTCCGGCTCAGGTGCCGTGTGGTCGGGCACGGCGAGCGCGTCCAGGCCCTCGGTGAACCGGGAGTGCCCGACCGCCATCGCCTCGGCGTCCGGGGGCGTGAACGCGGCGTCACGCGGGTCGGGGACGCCCGGCAGGCCGGTGTCGAGGATCACGCCGACACCTCCGTCCGAACCTCGGCGGGCAGCGGCTTGAGCATCCGCACGCCCTCAAGCCCGTCACGCGGGAACAGCTCGCCCTGACCCGGCGGCGTCGGGATCGGCTTAGGCTCCGGGTCACCGCCATCGTCCTCGTGCCGGAACATCACGCACTGGTACTGCTCCGGGATGCTGAACCCGTCCGGCTTGTACGGGTCGCCCGGCAGCCACTCGGCTGGCGTACGGCCCAGCAGCGAGACGAGGATCAGCGGGCATCCCTCGGTGCCGTCGCCGACCCGGGCGGACTGGTCGTGAATGCAGTAGGAGCAGTGCGCGTCGACCCAGCCGTAGCCCTCGGTGCCGTTGGAGAAGGCACGCTCGTCCTTCGCTCGCGCAAACAAGGTCTCGAAGTCGTCCATCACGCACCAGCCTTCGCGTCCTCGCGGGCCGCGTTCTTCACGACCAGCCGCCGCACGATCAGCCCGGACGCCTCTGCGTCCACGTACAGCTCGATGCCGCCCTCGTGGTGCTCACGCCACGCGAAATCCGGCTCCGGATCGTCCTCGAACAGACCGATCTGGTTCGCGTCCCGGTAGCAGCGCACCGCCTCAGCGCGGGCAGCCCGCTCGCTGGCGAACACCTCAGGCTGGCCGCCGAAGGTGTTGGCGTACTCGTCGTCCTGGAGCGACCAGACGGCGAGCGGAACGGGCAGCAGCCCGGCCTCGGCCAGCGCCATCACCGCCTTGCCAGCGCGCAACCAGCAGTACGCGCAGGAGGTCTTGTCGATGTCCTGGTGCATATGCAGCGACTCGTTGAAGTGCAGCTTGGCCTGCACGATGTCCACGGCGGCTTCGCGCCCCGGACCGGCCCAGTCGTGGGCCTGCTTGCGGTAGTCCGTCATCTTCGGGTCCTTAGGCTTGAGCCCCGTCCGCCCGCGAGTGCGGCACGAGCGGACGGGGAGACTCGGGTTAGTTCTCGGGGGAGTGGCGTTCGGCCTTGCGTACGGCGCGCTCGGCACGCCACTGCGACACGCGCGGGGAGTTCCACATCAGGGCAGCGGTCGCGGCCAGCAGCAGGACGGCGACGAGGACGCGCATCAGGCCTGCGCCGCCGATCCGGCCATCCGGTCCAGTGCCCGGTGCGACCAGCCGGGGTCGTCCTGTCCCGGCCTGCGCAGCTTCGCCTCGCGCTGCTCTACCAGCGAGTCCAGCGCGTCATGCTGGCCCTGCGTGATGTTCCCGGCGGCCAGGGCGTCGGCCAGAGCCCCCGCGATGTCGGCACAGGCCCTCACGGTGTCGGCCTGTTGGATGCGGTTCGCGAACCGGTCGGCTACGCCACGCTGCTGCTCGCTCGGCTCGTCCGCCAGCTGCGCTGCCGCTGCCGACAACTCCCGGTCCTTGGCCTGGCCCAGCAGGCTGAGGTTCGCGAACTCGTTGTCGGTGACGTGGCCGCCCTTGTGCGCCTCGTCCGCGACCCGCCAGATCGCGGCGAGTTCCGGCGCGGTGCCCGCCTTGGCGATCAGGGCGTCGAGCGATGCGGCCACGGTCGGGCCGTTCTCGCCGCGCGCGGCGCTCAGCAGCGATTGCAGCGAGGGGACGAACAACTCCGGGCCGAGCGGCTTGCCGAGGTCGCCGTTACGCGGGTTAGGCGCAACCGGCTGCGGCGCGGTACGCACCTTCGCGGCGTCCGGCTCCCGCTCCAGCAGGTCGATCAGCTTGGACGCGTCGTCGAACGAGAGCAGCTTGAACGAGCCGACCTCACGGCCCAGCAGCTCGCCGGCCACCGCGTGACGCTGCTCGTCGTCGGTGGCGCCACGCTTGTCCTTGACCAGGATCACCAGCTTCGTGCGCTGGGCGTGCGTGGAAGGCTTCGGCTGCGACTCGGCGGGAGGCTCGCTCGCCCACGGGTCCTCCTCCGGCGGCAATTCGTCCGCCTGACGCCGTCGCATCTGGCCCACCGCCTGCTCCACCGTCAACTCGGCCGGTGCGGGCTTCGGGGCCGTGTACGAGCGCGGCGACGTGGACTCAGGCGTCAGCCCCATGGACGTCAGCAGCTTCTCCAGCGAGAAGTCGCTCACCTCCAAGCCGCTGCGCACCACCAGCGAGCGCACACCGGTCAGGATCGCCGTGCCCGGCTGCGGCATCTTCACCACGACGTCGCACTCGAACGGCAGGTTCTTCTCCGCCCGGATCTTCCAGTCCTTGTTCGTGGTCGGCGTACCCTTGGCGTCCATCACGGTGACCTGCTCCAGGCGCGCGGTGATGATGACCGGGCCGTCGTAGGTGCGCAGCAGGTCCACGATGTGCCGCCACCGCTTCTTGGCGGTGTTCCACAGGTCCATCGTGATCTGCACGCCATCGGCCGGGACGGTCTTGTTGTTGCGCCGGGCGCGCTCGTTCGCCGCGGCCTGAGCTTCCTCGGCGAGCAGGTCCCACAGTTCCGTACCGGAGTCGAGCACGATCGCGTGCGGCTTGCCGTTGGGGCGCGGCTGGAGCGTCGCAGCCCGAAGCGCGGCGCCGATACCCCGGTAGGAGCCGTCGTGCTCGACGATCTCGTAGCGGGCACCGGGCAGCGCCCCGTACTGGTCGGCCGCGCCCTCGCCGACCTCCACCCAGAGGGTGCGGTCGATCAGGTCGCTGGCGCTGAACGCGGCCCCGGCGTAGGACTTGCCGGACTTCTCGACCCCGGCGAGCAGGACGAGCGGCCACGGCGGCTTGCCGGTGGGCCTGCGCGTCTTCAGCTGCGGGACGGTGGTGGTCTCAGACATACTGCTCCCCGTTCTGCGCGGCCAGCGCCGCTGCGTGGTTCAGGTGCTCGGCCAGCGCCAGAGCCGTGTGCATGCGCCGACAGAACCCCGGCGGATCCCGGAAGTAGTCGTCCGCGAATAGCGCCCACAAGCCGCCCGGCTCGCGGTCGGCGTCCCGCGCCACCGCGGCGATAGCGGCGATCACCTGCGCGTCCGGCAGGTCACCTGCGGCACCGTCGAGCAGGCCGACGACCACCGCGTGCTCGATCGCCTCGGCGTCCGAGCGGAAAGCGTCCAAGGTCGTGCTCATGCCGCCACCTGCGCGATCTGCCGGTACCGCTCCGGGACCTCGGCGTCTGCGGGAATGTGCGCCCACACGCGCACCGGGTGACCGACGTACGACGCGCGCACCGAGAGCGTGCGGAACGCCTTGCCGTACCCGTCGCTGTACGGCTTGGCCACCTCCACCCGGCCGCCGATACCGGCAGCCCAGGCGGCGACCGCGTCCCACGTCTCGGCGGGAGGCAGCAGCGGCAGCTGCGCCTCGATCGCCGGGGTCTTCTCGCTGCGCGTCACGGTCAGGTTCACCGCGAGCAGCTGCGGCAGGTCGAGCGTTGCGGGCAGGTCCATGAAGTCGACCAGCAGGCCCGCGAGGTCGTTGAGGTCGCTCATCGCCCGACCTGCACCTTCGGCATCTCCAGCGTCTTGACGGTCAGACCCGCGCACTGCGCGCACGGCCGGCCGGTCTTCGCCGCTTCGGGGCAGGCGTCGTACGGGTGCTCGGCGTGCCACACCG